GACAAGTACTTAATGACGAGCGTCCTGATGTATGTAAGCCGTGCTTCGACCTTGAAGATCAGGGTGTAGAGAGCTTACGACAGCGTCATACAGCAGGTGTTATACCAGAAGCACGTATAAACTTGTATCCTGATGCACTTGATACGTTAGGCGACGATTACAAAATGCCATTTGAATTTCCTACTATGGAAATTAAACTTAACAATCTATGTAACTTAAAGTGTCGCATGTGTAACCCGCTAGATAGTACTAGTTGGAAAGATTGGGACGAAGTTACAGAATTTTATAAAAAAGAAAATAACTACCTTGTACCTACAGTTGAAAACTTAGTAAACAAACCAGGACAGTATATTGGTCCGTTTGATAATTCAGACAACTGGTGGACAAGTTTTGAAAAACTGTTACCGTACTTTAGACGTGTAGAGTTTGCAGGTGGCGAGCCGTTAATGGATCCATACCACTACAAAATACTAGACAAACTTGCAGAGTATGGTGACAACATCGAAATTAAGTATGCTACAAACGGCACTACACTAGGTATTAAAGGCGGACGTACTATACACGACTATTGGCCTAAGTTTAAAAGTGTAGCAGTAAACGTAAGCATAGACGGTGTACATGACATTTACGAGTACATTAGAGGCAACGGCAAGTTTAGTGAAATAGAAAAAAATGTAAAAATATTTAAGAGCTTTCCTAATGTAAGCAGGGTTGTAGGTGCGTTTACTGTACAAGCAAACAATATTATGCAAATAGATAAAGTTATTGAATACTTTTTACAAGACATGGGTATTATATTTTATTCACATAGAGTAAACTATCCAATGGCATTATCTGCACAAGTATTGCCTCCAGAATTAAAACAACAAGTTATTACTAAACTTGAAGCAATGAAAGAAACTGTATTAACATATTCACTAGTACAAGAAAATGAATTGCTTAAAAAAGTTACACTACAGCAAATACAAGACAATATAAATTTCTTACAAGCAAAATGCATGTATAAATCACATTGGCAAGACTGTATAGAGTTTAACAAGCGGTTAGATAAAACTCGTGGACAAGATTTTCTTGCTGCTAACCCAGAGTTCACTTCATATGTTTAAAGTAGAAAGTCGATGGGGTCATCATACTAGTATTCATGTTGAATGGAATATAGGTAAACGCTGTAACTTAGATTGTGCATATTGCCCTGCAGAAATACACGATAACTTTTCACCACATACTGACTTAGATACAATGGTTAATACTATTTACGAATTAGAAAAGTTTAATAAACCTATACGGTTAAGTTTAACAGGTGGCGAGCCTACTGTACATCCTAAAATTAATGATATATTAGAATGTGCTAATGCTAGGCTGCATTGGCTAAGTGTTACAACTAATGCACTACGTTCTCCTGAATGGTATATTAAACAACCAGTAGACCAATGGGTGTTTAGTTTGCATTTTGATAACGAACATTCTCGAAGAGCAGCAGAAAATGTTGTTAGATATACACAGTTACTTGAAATGGAAAGCAAGGATACGCTATTACAAGTTAACCTAATGTGTCATCACGAACACATGGATGAAGTTAGAGCTGCTGCAAATCTATTAGATGGTCATAACGTTCCGTATGTTTGTAGACGTATTAGATGGACAGAAGCAGAAGACCGTGATTGGTTTGATGATATGCGCTACAAGGAAAAAGACTTAAAATGGATACTAAGCAAAACTGCAACTGTAAAGGCAAATTGTGTTGTTGACGGAGAAACTTTGATTCACGCCAATGATGTTATTAAACATAAACTAAATCAGTTTAAAGGTTGGAGTTGTAATGCAGGATTAGAAAGTTTGATGATTAATTGGGACGGTGAAGTACATCGTGCCACTTGCAGAGTAGGCGGTAGTTTAGGTAACATATATAACAATACATTTGAACCGCCAAGTGAAGCAATTATTTGCACACGTAAATTTTGTACGTGTGTTGCAGACATACCATTAACGAAGGAAATAAAAGATGAAAATATCATTTGTAATTCATGACGATACTAAAACATATGCTAATGATGACATTAGAAATACAATAATAAATCTTGCTGATTACACAGCATCAAATCTTATGACTAAGGGATACGTAGTAAAAATTACCGATAACATCGACGATGTGATACAGTCTCAACGCATTTATGATTATTGTGTTGTTATAAGTCCAGGTACAGAATTTATTAATGGTACTGCTTTTTTTGATGCGTTAGACGAACTTGTAAAAACAGACTTTTTTATAGCCGGGCATATACTAGATAGAACAATGCATAATGCATATTACGAGTTACATCGACAGTGTTATGTAATTAACATGAAGCATTGGATGAAAGCAGGAATGCCTAAAATTGGATCTCAAGAAAGGAATATGCCACATACTCTATTAGAACCTATTAGAAGTGAAGATAACTATCATGATGATTATACGCCTATGTCAGTAAGCAAAGGTACAGAGAAAAAGACCTATAATGATTTACAACATGGGTGGCAAATTTTAAACAGAGCATTTGAGAAGAATTTACCTATTGTTGTGTTTAATGAAGCTATCCGTAATAGTAAAAAACATTATTATCCAGAAAGCGAAAAAGACTATTACGAACATGTAAAATATATAGACGAAAAATTTAATTATTGCCAAGAAGAATTTGTACATACAGATAATACAGAATGGTCTACTGGTAATTACGGTGAATACCAACAAGTTGTTATTCCTGCTAGTGGTACACTGTACTCGGATCTAGTTAACGAAGGCACTGTTATATTTTATGATTATAATCAAAAGGCTTTAGATTACTGGAGAGAAAACTGTCCTCGCAAAGCAAATGTAAATTACAAATTTGTTAAAACAAACTTGCTTGAAGATTTAAATTTACTAGATCACATAGATCCTAAACTAAAAACGTTTGTTAACTTGTCAAATGTATTTTGTTATGAAGGTACTGTTGCAAAGTATTCATTAAGAAAAAGAATATCAGCACAAGATAAGTTAGTATCTAACTTAGAAAAACATATTGATGTTGTAAGATTAAACTTTACCCAAAAAGCAGATCGTAAAATATTATTAAAAGCTAGTTGGCATCCTGACGAAACTATTGGTAGTCTTGTTTAATCTTATTTAATAACTGTTCAGGCTGACATCCGCAAAAAGTTATATCGCAAATCTTAGGTTTAATTACTGGATTAAATTTTTGTATAAAATCTACATCATTAATGTTGTAATTTTCAAATAGTACTGTTCTACATGCACCAGTAACTCTACCGTCTTTGTCAATATAAAGATTGTCTACGCCAATGTTACACAGCCAACCTTTAAAATTAGTTTGCTTGTTTAATCCTATCCAATTTCTATTTACAGTTTTTGTTTTGCCATTATCTAATACAACTTTAGGATCACGTTTTAAGTTTTTTAATTTTTTTAATATCCATATAGGATTAGGAAATCTCTTTACTGGTTTGCTTATATATTTTAATTGTTTTGGCGTATAATCAATAGTAGTGTGCATAACTTCCATTGCATTTATAAACCATCTATATTTACTAGTACGTAGTTGCTTTACTATGTCTATACATTTACCCCAAGCAAAAGGATCCATTAGTACCATTGCATTTACAACAGGTCCTTGCTTGTAAACTATGTCAGCTACTTTTTTTAAATGTTCTATATCAGCATATTCGTGATGTACACTAATCATTACATCATCAAAATATTGTCCGTACTGTTCCCACCATCTTAAAGTACGAGAACCGTTAGTACTAATACTAACCCAAGAGTTATATTTTTCCTTAAGAAGTTTTGTAAACTTACCTAATTCAGGCCATAGTGTAGGTTCGCCGCCTACAATATGTATTTCAAATCTTTCTTTACCATATTTTTTATAATGATCTAATAGATGAAAAAAGTTTTTAGTAGTAGCATCAAAATCATCAGTCCATCTAAACTCACCTTCATTTGAACCTTTAAAACAATACCAACACTTGTGATTACAAGTATTGCCAATCATGTATTCAATACGAAGTGTTTTAGGATCTTGAGAGTTTATTACTTGTTTAATCATAACAAGTGTGCTAACTCTGGAAATACTTTGGCTGCTGACAATCCGCGTATAGCATCAAGTTTGTTTGTGTATTCTTTGAAGCCTGGTAGTAAATGACTGTTGTCTTGTGCATTCATATGATTAAGAACTGCTTCCCAACGTTTCCAACCATATGGATTATGTTTCCAATATTCGTCATCTTGTCTATAGTTATTCCATAACCAATCTTTAAAGTCCATAAAGCGTTCTTTAACTTCTTGCTTATCTTCTTCAGGTAGTATTTGTATACTAAGGAATGTTGGAATATACAACAAGTGCATATTAACTAGTCCGCCGCCCATTTGTATGCCGCCTGGAACTTCGCCTACATTTAACTTTTTAAATCCGCTTTCAAGTTTCCACTTCATAAAATCAGGCAGGTGCTTTATGTTGAATATCTGTATTGCTGTTGCTAAACTTGTTTGTATATTGTCAGGTGTGTTGTCAAGCATATGCAAAGTTTTTTCTACAGTATCAAAGTTTGTAGGATAACGTATATATTCATCACGTCCGTGACTAGCATCCATACTAATAGCAAACTTTACTTTTTTAAACTTACTCCACATTTCAATTAAATCTTGGTCTACTAACAGCCCATTTGAATTGTAACGTAACAATATTTTGTCTTGATAACCTTGTCTAATAATTTCTTCAATAAACAGCTTGTGTTCTTTAATCATTAGAGGCTCACCGCCTGCAAAGTATACTTGTTTTAGATTGGGTATCTGTGCATTCATTTCTTCCCAGAACGTATCTTTTTCGTGCCACTTATTATTAAACTGTTTCTTATCCCACTGCATTTGTCGTATAACTTCAGGATCTTCTAACTGTGGCATTAATTTTTTATGATCTACTACCCACTTGCTCGAATCATGCGGACTGCACATTACACACTTAATATTACAGGTATGACCTAGTCGCAAGTCTAAATACTGTAACTGTTCAGGAACTGTGCCATCTTCTTTAGTTTGGCGTATTAATTCAGGAATGTCTACACCATCTTCCATCCAAGTATAACTTTCCCAAACACGTTTACTTGCAACTCCGCGAGATTCTTCTTCAAAACATTTTCGACAACTAGCAGGTATCTTACCTTCAAGCATAGTTGTACGTACACTTTTCATGTAGTCGTTATTCCATGCTTCCATTGGAGTTTCTCTACCAAAGTTTGCAGGCTCTCCGTCTTCCATTTTAACGAGGCCAACTGTGTGATCTCCGCCGGCTCCGCTTGCATTAGATGAACAACATAATCTCATATCGCCATTAGGTCTAGTAGCAAAGTGTATCCAAGGCAAAACACAAAATGTTTCGCTACCAGCTTCTTTAGTTATTGCTGATATATATTTGTCTAAGTTATTCATACTTTTGTCCAATAATCATATAACGTGTGTATTTAGGCGTTTTAAGTTCACCTTTGTACTGAACGTGAATATTACTCATCTTTACAAAATCATCTAGATCAGTACTGCAACGTATATGTTCCTCGTGATCAAAATAATTATTACTTTGTAATACTATCTGGGCATCTGTAGGTACGTTATCTAACCACTTGTCGTAATCTTCTTGTGTTATATGCTCACAACTAGTATTAATAACAATATCAGAAAAATATCTAAATTTACACATGTCTTCTGTGACTGCAACAAATTTGTTATCTATCTCTTGCCGTTTATTCATAGTATATGCAATTGGTTCACATGTAGGATCAATGTCAACACTTGTAATATGTAATATCGGTATGTCACTACTAAACAATAAACTTGCTAAAACGCCATGCCATCCTCCGTGTATAGTAATAGTGTGTTGAGTATATTCTGTTCTTCGTGCAAGAGCTAACTGCTCTACAAGCCATAGCTTACTATTAACTTGTCCCTTCCAAAAACTTTCAAGTGTACGATAACTATCATCACTATTGCGGATAGCATCCATCCAAAATAATACGTCTTGTATATCTATCTTCATAGGTCGCCTACCGAATCTGCAAACTTTGCTGGTTTAAATAATGGATAAAATTCTTTTAATTTACTAATATCAGGACGTCTGCGTTTAACACTGCCTATATTACCATCTACATGTTTCCAAAAAGGATTTACACCTTTGTGTTTAGCAAGTATAGTTGCTGCTTCTAATACGGTTATTTCTTCATCGCTGCCAATATTAACAACTTCAAAGGATACATCTTTAAATATATTTAATAATGCATCAACTGTATCTTCAACTCTAATAAAACAACGTGTTTCATCTGCTCCTATTAATGTAAAGTCTTCATTATCTATTTTATCTAATATATCTCTTACAAAATGACCCGAGCCCGATGCAGGACTAAATGCATTAAAGAATCTTACAATTAAACAATCAATACTTTCACAATTTGTTAAATAATTTTCACTAACCATTTTGCTTAGTCTATAACTCCAACGAGGATTGTGTATGTCTTTGATGGAAACATCTATTAGTTCGGGCGTCGGAAACACTTCCGTACCTGCTACTACTTCACTAGAACTTGCGTAGATTAATTTGCATTTAGGATTACGTTTGCAAAAATTAAATACTGAAAAATCTGTTGTAATATTATTTTCAAGTAATTGATTAGGTATATCATAAAAATACTTTGTACCGTTTATTGCACCCATATGAAATATATAATCAAAATCGTTATCTATTTTAGGAAGATATGTTTGTATATTTGCTGTTACATACTCTGCACAACCAGGTCTATGTGAATATCTAAAATGATTATCAATTGCAACTACATAGTAGTCGTCGGCATTTAGCTGATTACACAGCTCTCTACCAATCATTCCTGATGCTCCTGTTACTAAAACTTTTTTTGCCATCTTTTATTTAACTCTCTAATATGTTTGAACCAATTTTGATCAATACCTTTTTCGTCAAGTGTTTCAATAAGGAAATCTAAATCCTTAGGTAAACACTTGCCTCCAAAGCCTCGTGTTCCATCGTGTCCAGGAACTTCCATATATGTTTGGTCTTGTTGTATGTCTAAGTACATATCTAATACTTTATTATAATCAGCGCCAACATTTTCTGCTAAATCATAAAACACATTTGCAAATGCAATACGCATTACTGCAAAATTATTAGAATACATTTTAACTAGCTCTGCTTCTTTAGTAGAACATGTTTTAATTTCTTCGTCTTGTAGCCATTGCGGTATACTATTGTCGCTACCCACAACTAACGGACGTTTAAAGCAATCTGTATCCCAATATCTTTCACGCAAGAACTCTGGCATATAGATAATGTTACCTGCTTCTTTTTGTATTTGTTCACATGCTCCTAATGGTAATGTACTACGAATTACAATTTCTACATTTGCATTATGCTGTTTTAAATCTTTAATTTCATTAATTACTATATCAATATCTGTTTCAGTAATTGTAGGTATACAAATAAAAACGGTATCTGCTTCATATATAACTTCTTTTGGCATGTCAAACATTATATCATACACAATGGCCTTTGCATCTTTAAGCAAACCTTTGTGTGTAGCTTTACCTACATAGCCATAACCTAGTATTCCAAACTTATTCATACTTTCCTCTTTGGTATTTTGCTATCTGCACTACTTACACAAGTAGGAGTAATGCACTTAGATGGTGCTTTAAACAGCTCAAATCCTTCGTTTAACGTGCCTAAGGGTTGATCTTTACAACTATAACTGCGTTTAACTTCATTCTCACGTATAACGCAACCTTGATATCCTGCATTACATTCCCAACCCTTAAACTTGTTAAATCCAAAAGCATTAAACCGTTCTGCTTGATCTAATAGGTGTTTATTGCCATTTTTGTCAATAAGCTCTACTCCTAAAATAGGTATTAGTTGCTCGAATTCTTCTGGGATTCTTTGTGGAAATCCGGTTTGCATTCTTGTGATCTGGCCTTCAGTGTATCCATGTACCACGTAGGAGGCGGTAGGATCGGATTGGGGCTTGAGAGTGACGTTAATACCTCTGGCGGCAAATCGTTCAAGGCGTCCGTATAATTCTTCGAACATTTCCGGTACCATGACTTGATTAATTGTAACAAATGTTCCTCCTTTCATTAATTGGAGACATTTATCTCCAAATTCTTGTTCGTTTGCAAACTCTGCATGATAGCTTGCTGTAATACTTCTACGTTGTAGAGTACTAGTTGACTCTAACCATCTGTTCCACCATTTGCTTCCTGGGCTTAGATTGGTCGTCATGTGGATACTCTGGTACTTGGGTGCTGTATCACTACAGTAATGGTCTATAACCTCCCCAAAGTATTTATAAGCAGTTGGTTCGCCTCCGCTAAAACTAAAATGGAAGTCAGTAAATCCGTTATCACGAGCCTGTGCTTTAATATTATCTATTGTACGTGTATATACCTCTAAATCCTGGTGATCAGGAGTACTAGATCTAGCGTACGGCCAACAATACGAGCAGTTATAATTACAAAATCTAGCAAGTATCCATGACACAGTAAAAAGATCAGTGTTTAAAAGAGTTTTTTGTCCAAACTCTGTAATATCATCCCAAGGTATTTGTTGAAAGTTATTCATACTTGTTATTACTCTCATACATTAGGTTACTACATTGACGAGAACATGTCATACACTTGTCTGCACCATTCCAGTAATTAGATAATTTTTCAAATAGTGTTGTGTTTTTGGATAGTACACTGTCTTTACAATTAGGAATGCCAACATCTGCTAAAACTTGTTTGGTATTTTCAACACTTAGATTACGTAGTTCGTGTATTGGCAGTACTTCTTGTATCGGCTGTTCTAAATAATCTCCGCCAAGCCAACAACAAGGAAATATATCACCATATGGATCTACATAGATGCCGTTTTCTGTTTCGCACTTAGGAGTAATTATACTTTGTTCTAATGAAGCGTCTCTATATGATTTATCCAACAACGCTGTTAATGACTTTGACGGTGTTTTCTTAAATCTTTCTGTTTGCGCAGGCGAAATAGTATATTCTACATTACCGTTATTATCGTGTACTTCGTATTCTTTCATTTCATAGAATCGTGTTGTACTAACAAAGTTTACTTTTTGTACGCCAATGTTTAGTAAATATGTTTCAAGTTCATCTACTTCGTGTTCATTATGTGCAAATACTAAACTATCAACTGATGCATTGCCGCCAGCATCAATAAACGCTTTTAAATTTTCTATTACTTTGTCAAACTTTGTATTCTTGCGATATAATTCATGTTTACCTTTAAATCCGTCAACAGCAAATATAACATCAATATTATGTTGTGCTAACTTTGCCCACCATGCTGGATTACGCATACCGCCATTAGTATGTATTCCTAATCTTGCTGTTGGATTGCATTCACGCACATATGAATATATTTCTAAACAATTTATTGCAAAGCAAGGATCACCGTAGTTACCGCAACTGTAAAAATTATTTAATTGAGCTAAGAAGTCTCGAGGGAACCATTCTTTAAATTGTTCAATGCTAATATCACCATTGCGTATGAATGGGCGTGTTGCGCCGCCATGAAAGTTTCTAGCACACATTGGACATTGTGCTTGACACTTATCTGTAAGCTCGATATGAACTGTTTTGATGTCAGCTACATTCTGCATCAAACTGTTCCTTTAGCCAATCAAAATCATTTATAAGACCAATATTGCTCCTATTAGAAATCCCAAACTCCCTGCCAGCATTAGCACCATTAAGAGCGTAGCTGCCATAGCGTTCCTCAGAGCCTTTTGTACACCACGTATTGAGTCTATCATCTGTTTCGTCATTGTTTTGTCTCGTAATTGTCTTACTGCTTAGTTTAGCACATTCTCTAAATGCACCTTTCCACGTTTCAAATGGACTTGTATTAAATTTTGTAATATTTGCAACTTCATCTACAGCAATAAAATGTTCGCTTATGCTTGTAGTCATATCTGATTTAGTTGTATCCATTCCTATTGTAAGGTTGCGAGGAAATAACTTTACTCCTCCATAACCATATTCTAATCCATTAATAGGATTCTTTGCTCTCCATACATGCACATGATCTAATTGATGTTCTGGTGTTTCGTAGTTAAAATTAAATGTATCTAATATAAGTGCGTCTGCATCTACAATCCAAAACATCTTAGTAAAGCATTTCTTTGCTGCCTTTATGTGTGCTTGATGTATTCCTTTAACTCCGTGTACACGTTTAGCCATAGGAAATCGTGCCTTTAGTGCAGCGTAGTTTTCATCTGCAGAAGGCTCCTGGTAACTTATGAATACGATATCATACATGCTTTATTATAACACCTTTTGACATATTTGTCAAATTACTTATATGATTGTTTTAATGCAGTTATTAAATCATCAACATTATCTTTGTCAGCAAAATAGTGTATACCAATGCCGCCAGCAGCAGACCATTGTGAAACATTGTTAATTTTATCATCAACAAGGATATTTGGCGAGCCATCTATCCTATCAACTGCATATTTTTCTTTGTTTCTTGTAAAGATTAAGTTAGGAATTATCGGCATAAATCCGTGACGTTCTAACCATACTCTTTTCCAATAGCTACTATTGTGTTGATCTTCAGTTAATGGACTTGAGCATATTCCATAATCATCACCTGCAATTTGTTTAACTGCTGATACTAATTTTTTAGTTGATGGATATAAGTCAATAGTATTAAAAAAATCTGTAGACTTTAATTCAAATACTGCTTTGTCTTTGTTAGGCACTTTTGTCCAATGATCAACTCCATTGTGCTTTGCAAATGCATCGTACCAATTTGCAATTACACCGTCCATATCTAAATATAGTATCATAACTACCTCACTTACTTGTATATAAACGGATCACGTTTTTTTAAACTTGCTAACGATATCTTGTCTTTTAATTTTTGATAATACGATGCAGTATTATCGTTATCTATAAATGTAGTATAATGATCTAAAACAGATGTAATTCTAGTATCAAGTCTATATAGAAAACTATCATAATCAATATTTTTAATTATGTCTTTATATATTTCACTATTAAAACAATAGTGTCCACTAAGGATAGTTGCAGTGTCTTTATTTGCTTCTTGATCTTCTGACCATCTTTGCCAATAGTTTTTACTGTAAACATAATCGCTAAATTTATTCCATTGTTCATCTGATGCAAATTCTTTTAATACCGTAGTATGTACTGTTCCAATTTGTGGAGCAATATTTAAACTATCAATACCAACAGAAGATCTTTTTTCTATATCAGATTTACTAAAGTAATCAGCATTATGTTCTTTAAATAAAAATCCTGCATCATGTACAAGTTTTACATTCTTTTTATTACGAGCTACATTAAATCCGCCAGCTTGTGTTCCCTTTGTTAGACTACCTGTTTGTGTTACAAAATAAATTATGTTATCTTTATATGCTTGCAAAAATTCTAATTGAGGATCTAACCTTCCTATGCTACTTTCAATATCAATACCTGTATTATCTTCACTACCAAATTCAAGTTTTATATTGGGGTTTTTACTAATAGCATATTCAATTAATTCTTTTCCGTACTCTAATTGATTAGTGTGTATGCGTGATACATCAATATGTATTAAATCAAAGCCGTTGTTAATATCTGCATCAATAGTATCTTTACAACGAACAATTGCTTCATCAACTGTTAGACCTTTATCTAAATCAGTAAAATAAGGTCCGCAGTGATCTCTACAAACTAATAAATTTACAGTCTTGTTTTTTTGTACACGTTCTACTAGTTCTGATGTACGACATACATATCCTGTATCACTGTCAACTTGATTTCGGCTTGCAATTAGCATTAGTGGTGTAGCATTTTGCTTTGACCAATTAGTCATTATATCAATAGACTCTAAGCTCATTGGTCCAACACCAAGTTTAAATTTTTTCATATCGATCATATATTAATCCTTTGGATTCTATTCCGGTATATATTTTGAATTGGTTAAGAAACTGATTCTTATAAAATTCTTTACCACTATTGTATTTAATCCCTGATATACTACATTGTTGTTGAAGCTGGTTTTCTGCTACTGCTAGATCAATTACACGTTTGCATTGCTTTGGTATTTCATCAAACGGACTAGAAGGTGTGCTAGTTCCTAATCCTGTACAATTTATTATAACATCAGCATTATTATGTCGATTCTTCCATGTTCCGTTGTTCCTTGCACAAACTGTAACATTATAATTACTTAGATATTTTGCAAACATACTACCCATTGCTCCATTACCTAAAATAGTAATAGTGTCAGATTTGTTTATATTTTTAGTAACTTCTACCATGCCGTAAAAGTCGCAATTATATCCAAAAAGTTTTCCGTCAATAATTTTAACAGTGTTACAAGTATTGTAATCAATACATTCAGATGATGCATTATCAAGTAATGATATTATTTCTGCCTTATACGGCATACTTACACTTATTCCACAAATATTATTATCTAATGCCCAAGATACAATGCTTTTTAAGTTGTCAGTACCCATCGCAGTATAAGTTGCATTTAGATCATAATGTCTAAAAAAGTTTGTGTAGTAGTGTTCTCCTGTTTTGCCAGGATACTTACTTACACTAATGTACTTTTGTAGACTCATCTTCTGCCTCCTGAAATAGTTTCATTCCAAGGTACCATAAAAATATATCAAACGGAGCAGTGTGTAGAGGACTCATATTCCAAAATATGATAGGTATTAATTGTTGAACTTTTTTATAGTCCCAGCCTTTTGAAATTACAAATTCTTTTAGTATAGTTTGATAAGTGTCTATACTATCTATGTTAGGCACACTGAGCGTGACTTCAGTTCCTTGGATTTCAATGTCAAAATTATGTTGTTTAATATTTGCATAGTTTATTATGAAGCCGCCCGCCATTTTTGCTAGATCATAATATATATCACCGTAATCAACTACATTGGCAAATTCATGTCGCCAATCAATAAGTAAAAAGTCACCAGTTGAATTTATAATAATATTGTCAAACTGTAAGTCTCCGTGTACAAATCCTGACAAATTATTAGATGCAATATTTTCCCAATTAATATTTTCTAAATATTCTGAGTAAGGTTTTATTTTTGTTCCGTTTACATGAGTAATGTTTTGTAGTGCAGGATACTTGTCTAAAAATAAATTAATACGGCCAAGTGTTTTATCTTTGTAGAATAACATTGCTGCTTCATCTAAATCGTAATCTGCAATATTCCATACATTCTTATCAAGCCATGCTAATAGATCTTTAAACATTACTGGATCATTAAATTTATATAAAGTTTCTCCTAGAAAGAAATCATATGCCATAAAGTTTCCTCTAACTAAACAATTAGCAGGAAATACTTTAGGATTAATTTGTGTTTTACGCATCTTCTTTTGCGGTACTGATTTATCTAACCACCATTTTACTACACGGTCATTACAGATATATGTTACTTCGTCGTTCTTACTAAAATCAAATTTTTGACTTTTTGATACTGCTGTTTTATAACTTATAGGATTACCAAAATCTATCCAACTATCTAATTCTTTATATCTATTTCCTGATTGTATTACTTGTATAAACTCATTGTCATTTAATTTACTTAATCTGTCAAAGAAATTATTCCATTCATTAATATACATTAGTCCTGTAAATGCTTTCCAATCACTTGGTGCTTCTTTTTTAAATGTAATTTCTTGTATTATACTACCGTTTGTGCCAAACATAGTATATAGATGACTATCTTTTTGTGGAATGTCTTTTACATAATAACAATCGTGTTTGGGTGTATCAGTAACTACAGGTTCATCAAAAAACGTATCACACGGAATATACCAAAACGGTCCAGTAATATAATCTCTACATTGTAGCAAGGTATATCCGGTGCCAGCTATATCGCTTTGCCAGTCAACTTCTACAAATGTAATATTCCTGTTGTTATACGTAACAGCACAAAAATCTTTAATTTGATTTGCCAAGTAGCCCACTGGCATAATAAAATGTGTGTCTACAGGAAATTGATCTATAATATGTGCAATGGCCGGTTTTTCTTTATACGGTAACAAACCTTTGTTTAGATGCTTAGTATAATCTCCCATACGGGTGCCGGTGCCAGCTGTAGGTAATATAACTGTATGATTACTCATGTTCGTAGTTAATGCGTCCATGTGTACGCCCTGTGTCATCTTGTAAACGAATTACATCATCTAACTCGGTTGTACTTGTTTCCATAAATGTTAAATCAGTAGTTGCTATAACTCGGTGTACCCACCCTGGAGTAATATGAAATACTACATCTTCTTTTAATTCAATACGTTCAAAAGTAGATTCGTATTCAAGAACTTCATCTGGCGTCATTCCATTTTTAAGGAACTCTGCAATATCTAATGGTTCTTTACTACGCAATAGTATACCTGTACCTGATAATACATAGTTGGTTTCAATTTTGTATTCATGAACTTGTAAACTTGTTCTATTGCCTGCTTTAAATAAAATACGCTTACATGCATAAGGAGTATGCGAACCATCTGCTATCCAAAGCTCTTGTCCCCAATGTTTTGTAACTTTTTTAATTTCCATTTTAACTTATCCTTTGTTTAGTTTTAATCTATCAAAGACTCTACTTGCTAACTCTTTATGACCTTTGTCATTTAGATGAAGATTGTCTCTTGATAAACGCCATTTTCGTTCTTCTAGTAAATCTCTATAATTTAAAAAATTATCTTTATATTTAGGTATTGACGGCATATTACCGTGTGCTGTTTCGTCCCATCCATATATTCCTACTTTTACAAAGTATAAATTATGTATGTTATATTCCTTTGCTAAACATTGAAAAGAAATATGATTATTAATAAATTTGTCTAATTCAAAATTTTGATTAATAAATCGTTCGTACAGTTTTGTAAATTTAGCATCGGTGCCTTTAAATGTTTCATGTGATCTAATCTTAAATTTAATTATGCTGCCGCCGTCGTAAGGATCTCTAAAATCTATCTCAGAATGATCAGCTTCTAATGGCGGAATACTTGACCAAAATTCAGTCCGTTCTGTTGTAGTGTATTGTACTATTACAATGTCATCTGATTTAATAACATTATTACGTATATCGTTTGTTAGCAATCGAAATGACCTGTCGTTTGATCCGCAAGCAGCAGCTAGATGTTTATATTCAAGTCCTAAATGTTCAGCTAGATAATCTCCCCAGACGCGATCGACTTCAGTATAGTCACTAACCGAACATCCTGCAACTATTAGCTTTGACATCAATTACCACCCATTCTTTTTATCTAGTTCATATATTCTTCTAAGTGCAGTTTTTGCTGCAACTCTATGACCTTTTGCGCTAGTATGCATACTAGGAAGATCGTCAGGGTATTTAAGTGCAAGACCTGCCCAACTAAGATCTATGTGGTTATTATCGTTAATGAATACAAAGTTTTTACAACTATCTATAGGATCAGTTCCAATTAGATGTTTTATGTTTGCATTTTTTAAAGCTATATGACACATTGCCATTGCTCCTAAACTATGCATTTTGTTTATACGAGGATCGTGTATCTGTTGAGCGTAGTCATATAATATTCTAGTCCTACGTTTAGGCTCATCATTAAATCTTTTATAATATCCATCCGGAGTGTCTATACCTTTATCAACTACGTTATCAAAGTAATCAATTATGCCTAATAAGTTTTCTGTAAAAACATTTCCGTTATACAGGTCTTCAGACATTATGTGTTGTTCACCTTCTATTTTTTCAGTATAACTAGTTGGCATATATGGCGGATACTCGTGATAATTTATATCATAATTAGTAAGGTATTCCTTTTGATGGTTAGTTGGATTTTCATTGTGTTTAAACCATTCTACTCTATCATAACTAGTACTAGTAACTAATATCATATCAATATCATCAATATTCTCTATTGCATACAATACTTGTGCAAATATACTATAATTTGTACTAGATCCTTTGGCAATATTTACAAGTTCTAATCCTAGGCTTTTAGCTACCAAACTTCCGTATGGTTCGGTTTCAAGGTTTCGGCAACCTATTCCTTTTGCAAAACTGTCGCCACATACTACTAATTTTTTCATATCAACTTATTCTTCTTAATATATCTTGTTAATTCTAATGCCCATGCTTCATGTGCTTCTGGATTAGGATGCCATCCTACCCACGGATCATCTATAGTTTCTGTAATAAAACTCTTGAACGTACTAATAGGTTGATCTTTTTTATAAAATCTTACTGGATCAACTGTTTCCCATAAGGTCTCAAATTGTATTTGTTTTTGTCTTCTTGTACCATTTTTACAATAATCATAAATGCCTAAATTTTTATCAGCACTTTTTACTTCTGATAACATATCAAGATCTTTCCAGCCGTCGGGTCCTTGATGCGGCGTTTGGTAAAACGCATTATATGATAACCATTTAATATTATGGGCATTACAAAAATTTTGGAACTGCACCACTGTTGATACATGCCGAGGTATATATTCTTCTGGGTGCCACATATACTGAACATACATGTCCCATAATTTTTTCTGCTTCTTGTCATCAAAGTGCTGAACCTGTGGCCATAATCTAAACTTGTTAGAAAAGTCTCCATTTTTCCACCAAAAGCTATTTCTTTCAGGACTTGTCCATCCTATAATTACAAATAGTTCATCAGTTGATTTATTTTGACTTATATATTCCGAAGTAATATATGTCATTGTTCGCTCTATTATAGTTTTATTATCATCAGCTGGCCAACCCAGATTGACGTAATCACAACCTAATAAATTTGCCATTTTGTGTGGATAGATTTTAGGAACTCTATAACGGTCATTTACAGGTAAAAAATCATAAACACCAGGATGTGCGTGTTTATCGTACTGTGCAGCTAATTTAGGATCTGCAATTTCAGATCCAAACGCCCAACTGTCACCATCAAAAATTAATTTCATTATATATACCACTCCTGCCAAAGTCTTTTTATTTTTTCATAATCGTCTATCGAGTCAAGCTCATGATCTCGCATAGTACTCCGTATAACAGCATAGCTAGTAGGCCAGCTACCTGGATGAATATTGTTTTTTACTGCATATTCGTATAATAATGTTCCAGGGCCTAAATGATATTCATACTGCTGCATTGCGTCTTTGTTGTTTTTTCTTTTTACTGCATAGTACTTGTACAATCCTGCCATAACATCCATTGTTTTACTATCACCAAAAAACATAACATCATCAAAACAATGTTTATTAAATTCTCTAGGAAATTTAGAAACAGTAGTTGTTGTATAACAAGTTCCTGCGGGCATTCTATGTTCAAACGGAAACCGTTGCTGCGGTTCGTATACTGTATCAGGACGAGCCTTTACAACAACATCGTATGTAAAATTATTTTCTAATTCGTATTGTTGTTTTAATAATACACTATATTCAAAACTATAAAATAATGGATCCCAAGGTTCGCTATTTGGCCAACGTGTTTCATCATAAGAAGACATATGATATTTTTTAGGATTGTATGCTTCTACTATTTTTTTTAAATCTTTATGAGGTTTATTTTTAAATACATGGTGGTGTTGTTTTGGTTTTCGCCACGTGTTTATATCCCATGTGTGTATGAAAAAATCTACTGTTACATTAGCTATATGATCTGTCGAAAAATAGTGTAAAATATTTTTTGTAGCAGTGTGCCAATCTCGTATTTGTCCGCTAAAACAAACTGCAACTCTTTTGCTTAACATTGTACTTCATGCTCCCCCAATGGACCGAGGCCGGCAGCTTCCTTCTTTTTAGCATAATCAGCATCTCTGCATACAGAAACATAATGTACAATATTTGGATCTATTGATATATTACACATTCTTGTATAATAGTAAAGTAAATGCTCTGGAGGCGCATCGTGTGATATCGTCATTTCTAATGGCATGTTTGGAAACCAATGATAAAAATTTGATAGTTTATCAAATGTCGGACTATCAGCATACCAAAATACATCGCCTAATCTTTTTCTAAACCATACAGATTCATCTATTCCAGAATGACAAGAATACATTGTGTTAAACTCTGGATTTAAAAATGTTTCAATAGGTAAGCATTCTCTAAATCTATCATTTAAAAATAAATCATTTCTCATACGCACACATGCATCATAATGAAAATCATTTTCTATTTCATATCTTCTTTTTAAATGTGCTGCATACATAACTGAATAAAATTGTGGAGACAGCCATGCATTATATTTGCCTCTAGAAACAGCATTAGAATCAATTACTGTTTGGAACTGAGTGTCTTTCATAGCTTTTTTAGATGCAATAATGTCGTCAATTTTATAAGATACAGGTTTAAGTTGTTCAATATATCTAGTTATTTCATCATCTGGAACTGATGTAGTAATAACTTCAGATTCTGTGGCATGCTTTATTCCTTGTTGTACAGTATTATGATCCCAGATATGACAAAACACATCAATGACAGATACGTTATGTTTTTCTTTTAATTCATCAAATAATATTTGCCATGTGCCTATGCTGCTATTCCAAGTTCTAAGTTGGCCACTAAAACAAAATGCAAGTTTTTTCTTTTTGTTACTATAGGATTTTAACTCTCGTACAGGTTTTACGCTGTTGCGCCTGTTTCTTTCTTTGCGCTCACGTTTAGCTGCTTTTCGAGCAGCTTTTAATTCTCGATCAGTTAATTCTGTATTCAAAGATTTGACCATTGATGATATTCTTTTTCCATTTCAGGGAAAGTCTTTAAAAAGTCTGTTCCTCTGCGCTTATCATGTTCGTTAACAAAAGTAATAAAGTCCTTTCTATTGTTTGTTACAGTCCATTCATCTTGCTGTTCTTGGTCAATAATATCATACAACCGCTGAAACTTATCAGCTTCCCATTTAAAGAAACCCATATTTTCTTTACCACGTACATGCATGTCTTCTAAATTATTAAGCATGAAATCTAATTGCGGTTTTAAATATTTTTCTTTCCACTCAGGGTTTGCAATAAACATTGCTTGATGTGGCGGGTATCTTAAATATGGTGTATCAAGTATTATAGGAATTTGTCTGCCTGCACCACCAAATTCTAATTTAAGATCTAATAAATCCTTTAACATTTTATCAAACGAAAATATGCTTAGTACATTATACGTACTCATACATGTAAATGTACAGTTAGGCACTTCTTGTAATACTCTGCGTATATTAGATATCCACATGTCGTAGTCTAAACCGTGGCGTATATATTCTGCCTGTGAACCGTATGCTTCAGCACTTGTAAATATTTTAAGTTTTTTAACTTTTCCTTGAGAGCCAATAATCTTCATTTTACTAATAAATTTTTCAAATACTGCATCAGGTACACACATGTTACTGTTAACAGAAAACTCAAGATTAGGTTTTGGGTTTTCAATTAAGTCATCAAGTACTTTAAATGTATCTTTAGTTAATAATGGTTCGCCGCCTGTTATTCTAAAATGTTTTAGATCTTTACTTACATCAGGCCACCATTTCCAAAACGCTTCTACATAAGGATTATGTTCTTTATTTGGTATAGGCATTGCATCAGTAGCAATTAAATGTTGTAAGTCATTAAATGATTGTGATGTTTTATACGGGCCGTGTTCTTTAATTTCTTCCATCCATTTAGAACTTACTTGCGGTGAACAATAACTACATTTAAAATTACACACACTGCTAAAACTAACTTCTAAATAACTTGGGTTAACATTGTCGTCCCATGGCTTTGATACAATTTCATCTACATAAGGTCGGGCCCAAGGCTCAAAAGATTTATATGTTCTATCACTTAGTACATTACTTCCACTATCTTCAACTCTCCAACAGTAATCACATTCTTCAGGACGCTTGCCTTCAAGCATAAGTTTACGTTGTTCTTTTTTAAACTTAGTGTTATGTAATGCGCTTGGATTATCTTTTAATTCTTCAAGTGGAATTTTATGCGAAGTTGGATGATGGCAACTGTGAGTATGGCCTGTTTGTAAATGCAAAGTAACTTGCTTCCATTTAGCAGTACAAAAAGTACAACTAACTGGTTCCATTACTTCCTCTTTAAATTTAATAATATCCATTATACGTCCTTTAATTCTTCTATAAACTGTTGATGATCAGTTCTTGAAGGGTGTTGATATACTGCTTTAAAAAACTTGCTTTGTTGCGCATCTAACGGTTTTGCTGAGATAGGTATATCTAATTCAGTTAGAATTTTGTTGCCTAAGTCTTCAATAGAGTCTTGTAGTCCTTCCATTGATACCCTTGGTTCAACTTCTTCCCAAAGACTGTTTAGGTATTTAAAGTCTCTAACTTGTACATAATCCCAATCTGTACACATTGTTTTATACAGTCCTTCTCGTGCGCCATAGATTGCCCACAGACCATTTTCAACATCTGCACCTACCATGCTCCAAATATACAACCAATGTAAGCAGCGCCAATGATTGTTTTTAAATTCTTCTTTTTCAATCCTTACTCCGCGATCAGTAGCAAGTTTTACACCTTCTCTAAAGCCTGCTCTCCATGCTTGACCAGCAGTTTCATTATTATACACATCTGAATAGCAACTGTTCATTTGAATATATTTTGCGTCCCAGCAAAAGTCTACTTGTGCATGTGCATTATTAGGATCTGCATTTTCATGTGTACGCATGTTTAGAACATACTGTTTGGGCCAACATTTAAGTCCGCCGTTGCCATACATTAGTCCGTTTATTTCATTACGTCCGCACCAGCTAATCACTGTGCTTTGCAAATCTGCGTGTTCATCAAAATCAATTTCTTGGTTAAGAAAATCTTCTCGTATGCGGTTGTCACCATCTACAGTAATAAACCGGTCAGTTTCACTTAATTCTGCACAGGCTTTATGTGCAGCATCACTTCCGTCTACACCGTGGACACGTTTTGCCCAGGGAACTATTTTACATAAGTCTGCGTAATTTTTTTCTGCGTTCGGTTCGTCATAGGACAAATAGATTATATCGTAATCTATAGGTTTAAACTTTGCCATTAAATAACCTCATGTGCGTAACTATCAAAATACTTTGCTGTGTATATACTTACATCATCAACACTGTTTTCTGACTCATATATGAACGGAATTATAGATGAAGTTTCATCTAATAAATCACCTATTGTAAATTCTAAACTTCTGTAAAGAATATTAGGATCATATTTTGAAGTAACACTAAAGTATAATTTTTCGTTGGCTAATTGCCCGCTAGACTTTAAGAATTTTTTAGTATACGGATTAAGATTCATACACCATGTTCTATTAATAGTATTTTGTTTAACAATAATATCATAATCTTTAGATGTCTGTAGTTGATACAAACGATTACCACAAAGTATTATTTGTCCATTTGATAAATTACTGCTGTCTACTACTGAGAATGAATCAATATTTTCTTTAGTATTGTTAGTTAATGTATCTACAACAATTACATTGTCTTCATCTTGATAAAATAATACTGTATCATTATTATAGTAAAAGAATATACTCTTTTTATCTTTTTTATATTGTTGTTCAGTTTTTACAACACTATATAAACTATTATTTTTTAATATTACATCACCGTAATGTAGATTGTCATCTGTAGTTAAGCTCTTGTTTTTGTCTTGGAATAGTTTTACGTTACTAACAATTAATTCTACATTTTTCATATTAAATTCAGTATCTAATTTAACATTTTTTATAAATTTATATACATTGTTTTTTATAAAAACGTGTTGTCCTTTTACATGTTTTAATTCTTTATACCAAATGTCAATATGTACTCCAACATATTCAGGTTCAAATCTAATTCCATTTGTGCTATGGTCTTGTGTTGGAATATTTGTTATTAATACATTTTCTGCTAACAATTTATGATCAAGTACATTAAAGTTTTTATCAACATCGGATTGTAGTTTGTATACATTATCATTATGCCATATACATTCACCTTTAAGATATCTAGTATCGTTAGACCAAAGATATACATTGATACCTTGATAAACTTCGTGTAATGAATAATGACCTTCTTGGGCATTCTTAATTACCGGTAACTGGTATGTCATTGTTGATGCTGTACTAAATTCATCTTCGTATTGAACTTCTTTTAGAACAACCTGTTTAGAACTTATATCATAACGTATAACAAAGTCATCAGTTTTCTTTTGTCCGGACAATATTGGCATTACTTCATCTGTAGCAACTGGGAAAATTAAATATTTTTCATCAAAACGGTTTATTCCGCTTATCTTATGTATCTTGCCATCTTCTTTATTGTAATATACAAAGGATTCATTAGGTTGCGTAGTTGGTGCAAACTTTTCAACTAATAGCTGTAAATTAGACATTTAATAAACTCCTATATCGTTCTAATGCGGGAGATTTCTCTACAAAATCTTTTTCAGTATAATGTAATATTCCAGACTGTACATAGTTGCCAATTTTTAAATCAGTATTTTTAGACATATATACACCTACTTGAGCTTGCCAACTAACTTGTACATCTACCCATCCTTGACAATATGGCTTCATGTGTGTAAAACTTGGAAACTTAGAAATTTTATTGGTTATGTTAGATTCGCAATCTAATATTTTTGCTACAATAGCAGTACATACATCTATACTAACATGCTTAGGGCGACTAGACGCTACAAGATGCTGTTCATAAAAGGTTTGCCAATTATTAACTACTAGTTCTAACCAAGTATAGAATTCTTTTGCGTTATCACATTTTTTGAAGTAATGCAATCCACAAAATAAATTAGGCAAGTTATTATCAATAAATGTTTGTCTGTAATATTCTGTATTAGCAGTTTCACCTTTGTATGTTAGTACATTATTTGTATAAAATATTTCATAGTTAGATAAGAACTCCCACCATACATCAATATTTTGTAATACCAACATATCTGTATCCATTACAATAGTTTCATCATACGGACTAGCATGATAAATTTTCCAACGGTTTTCAACTTTCCATTCACTATCGTCTGCTGCATCTCCAAACGGAATAGGAATAATTTGATCAAAAAGATCTACATATTCTTGTGGTACATCGTCATTAGTTATTACACTTATCTGTACCTTATTATGAACCTTTGCACTCATTGCTAACAAACATGCTTGTAATACATAATCATCAGTTTCGTTATTTTGAGCAAGCAATACAATACCTTTAGTCATTTGCAAACTCCTCATCAATAATTCTATTAAGACTACTTTTGTTCATTACATGAATAGTTTGTCCTTTAGTTTTTATAGCAGTATATTCACCTAAGTAATCTTTCTTTTCAACTAAGAACATCATTTTATCATCTTTCATGCTCCACAATATATCTTTATCAGTAGTATACATCATACTTCCTGGAAGTTGTTGAGCAAATGTTCCTGTTTGAAATCCATTCATTATGTGTACGGCTATACTAAATGCAAAATCATTTCTAAATAATGATGATTTAATTTGATACACTCGTCTATAATGATTCCATTCATCTTCTATGTGACTAACAAGATCAAAAAATGTTTTATTAGTTTCTGTTTTTCTAAAAAATACGCAAGTAGCCCAATAAAAATCAACACTAGTATTGCTTATTGTATCAAACTCGTCTTCAGCACGTACTTTTGCAATATCATCTGATTTTTTATATAACATAAAATCAGATACTGAGTCAAAACAACTTTTAAGCAAATCATTTGAAATGATATAGTCAGTATCCATTAATAATGTTTCATCATAAGGAGTTAGATTATATACATTTGCTCTATTAGCATTTTTAAAACTAGCTGTCTTTTTTGACAATGTTCCATCAAAAAAGTATCGCAAGTTTTTTTCGTCAGTATATGGTAACTCAATTACATTATCAAATATGTTTACATCAAACGTATTTTTTAGATAGTCTGCACTATCAGTCGCTATTGTAACTGGTATGTCTAGATATTTCTTTATTCTTTTTGCAAGGAAAACAGCTTGTTTTACATAATCAATATGGCCATTATTTCGTGCAATTACAAATGCACCTTTATTCATGCTCGACTAATTTCTCTACGCTTCTGTTTGTTTTTAGACTTGCATATTCTGTATAATAATCATTTGACGCTGTTGCGTATTTGTTTAAAATATTAATATGAAAATCACTAATATCGCTTACCATACAAGGAATACTATTATCATCAATAATTACAACTTCGTCTTGTTCAGCATCTACCATTGCGCTTACAAATGTAATTAATTCTCGTGTAATTGTAAATTGAGATCCACTATAAAAATGAATTAAATCTTGCTGATATTTTTCAGATAATAATCGTTTTTGATTACTGAGTGTTAGCATATAATTAGAAAAGTCTAATGCTTTTTCTAAACGTTCATCCATAGTTAAACTCCTAGTTAATTAGTACTAGTATATATTAGATTTTAGAGTTTGTCAACTATAAAGTTGGTTATCCTAGGGGTGATTGTACAGACCCTGTAGGGCGTTGGCTGCTTGGAATTATAACGGCATCATATGTTGTTCCGTTAATAGCAACTGTACTTTCTGCATATGCTGTTTGTATAGTACTGTACCAATCGCCGTATGCTAATTCGTCAACGCCGTATGTTAAATCATTAGGACGGCCATCATAAAATTGTACTTTAAATCTTATAGCAGATGTCGTATCGCCTGTAACTTGTTCTTTTGCATAAATGTTATAACTACTTCTGCTATAAACTGCACCATTATCCTGTCTATAAACAATTTGATATGCATTGCTTAAATTATAGTTACCGATGGAACTATTAGTACCAATGCTGTTATTATTTGTTGTACCAACACCAGTAAAACTAGTAGTACCCATTGCAGATAATGTTTGCTGCCAGTCAACTGTTTTTGCTTGACTTCCAGTGTACGACACTGATGCACCGAATTTAATTTGGCCGCCTGCATTAAAGTAATGACGTCTTGCTTCAGCTGTATCCCACGTCATTGTAAAAATATGATTAATCTCTGATGTAAAAGGAAGGCCGTTAATTCGACTGCTACTAGCTGCACTATTAGCTTCTGTAGTTAAATTTGATGCAGCAACACTAAATCTATTAGTTTCTAATCCAGTTGCTAGTGTTTCTAAATTTTGTATATACGCTTCTTCGATTTTATCTGTATTGCTAGTATTTGTTTCATAATCACCAACAATAAAAGGATCAACCGAAAGTGTTGATGCACCTTCTTGGTGTGCTTTTGCTCTTATAAGGTCAATATACAAATCTCTGTAATCTTGCGCTGCTACTTTTTCTGCATTGGACGGATCAGCAACTGAACGTGTTCCAACTTTGCTGTTAGTACTAAATGATTGTCCATACCCATATTGCGGAGTTGCGCCGCTAGAAGTTCCAAGCACTAAATTTACTTGGTTTCTTAAATTATTATATCTACTCGCTAATACAGTATTGGGCATATGTGATCTCTTTTTGCTATCAAGTATTTATTAGAAAATACTAGCATTGCTAAAGTGTTTGGTTATGCTAGTGTAGTAGTATTAAAGTATGATGGTGCTAGAGTATTTACATCGCCGTCTGCACGATAATGCTGTACAACACTTGAAAGTGTGCCATCGACGTTATTGTCAATATTGTTGTCAAATACTACATCATTGAATTCTGCTCTAAAAATAATACGTGTATCAATATCGGATCTTGCTTTAAGTGTATAAATGTTACCTGCATATACAGCACTATATGTTCCGCTACCAACTTTTTGGTATATGTCTTGGAAAGCACTTGTTAAATCGTAGTTACCAATTGTTGATCCGCCACCATTTGTAGATGTTGTAGTTTCTGAATTAAATTTAATTGTTCCTGCTTGTGAACATAACTGATTCCAGTCTAGTCCTTTTGGAGTGCTTGCGCCTGTATTATTTGCACTTAGTCTAATTTCGCCGCCTGTATTAAAAAAGAAACGCTTTGCTTCAGCTGAGCTAAATGTAACAGCTACTTCATGTACAATTAAGCCGTTCCATGTGCTTGATCTAGAACTTGTTATGCCAGGCTCTAATGCTGCTTGACTTGGATGCAAAAGTGCTTTATCTGCTTGCACTTGACTCATTAAGCCTTCAAAATCTTCAATACCTTTCTTAAAGCCATCTGGATCAATTGAACCAATACCTTGGTTGTTAATAAAGTTACTTGTTTGTTCTGCGACTATGTTTAGATTTTGTACAACTTCAGCAATACTAATGTCACCAGTACCAACTTGGTGTACTCTTGCTTTAAGTATGTCTGCATAAATTGCATTCATATCAGCAGCTTCTATAATGTCACCAGTATTATTAACTGGAGTACTTACTACTGTCTGTCCGTATCCGTTTTGGCCCGAACCATTACCTAATATTAAACCAATACTAGATTGTAAGTTGTTAATTCGTGCTGCTGTTATATCTGCCATTGGGGTTCCTTATACCTTTAGTACACATTCTACTAGTTTTTCGCCCTCATCACTGTTACTTTCAAGTGCAATTCCTACCATCGCTGTTGAAGCAATAGTTGTACTTACGCCGTCTTCCCATGCATATACTACTTGACCTTTTGAAACTGGACCTTTTACTCTTACTGGTAAACGTCCTTTAAGACCAATGTATTGACCTTCTGCTTCGCTATTCATCATATATGCTGGATCAGTTGAAACAACACCAATACTGTGATCACTTGCTTTTGCTGGACGAACTTCTGCTTCGCCGCCAACTGCAACTGCTGTGCCTGCTGGTAATTCTTCTTCTGTTGTGTATTTTTCTGCTAAGTCAGCATAACGTGCTTGTGTTGCAGTACCTTGGAATAAGTTTGCAGCAATATTTCCTGTTGCATCTCTAACTGCAATTGTATTATTTGTAGCACTAGAACTAGCTGAACGGAAGTCTGTGCCAACTCTTAGCGTAGCTGCTTTAGTTGCTTCACCTGTAAATGTCGCTGCATGTACATTTGAAAATCCTAATGCTGCTGTACCTAATGTAAATGTGTTGTCAGCTGCTGGAACAATTCCTGTTGCTGTAACTGTACCTACGTGTGTTAGTACGCCTGCGCCACTAGTAACTTTAAATTTTATTACGCCGTTATTTGTAATATTTTGTATTACACCATCAAAGCCATTGTCATCAATTTTAAATTGGAAATCATTTGAGTCACCAACTAAAATACCAGAATCTGGTGTTTCTACTGCACTTGTAAATACTGTGTTGCCAATACCTGTTTGAACAAAATTAGCTGCTGATATTCCGCCTAGTTTTTCAGCGTTTGTAGCTGTACCGTGGAATCTATCAGCTGTACTAGTAACACCGTCTGTTGCTAGTTTAGTATTTCTTAGAGTAACACCTTTGTTAATTCTATCAAAGCCTTGTGTAATTAATGCTGTTTGGCTTGCATTTAGATCAAACTGTGTTGGACTTATAACCATTGTTGTTTCATCTTCGATGACAGCAGCAATAATTCCTCTTGTAGCACTTGTAGTATCAAGAACTTCTAGGCTTTGCATCTGGGTTACGCCTTCGCCTGCGTTCTGTGGTCCTATAAGTATAAAGTTAGTACCGTTATAAACATATAGTTGATCATTGCCAGTATCCCACCAAAAGTCGCCATTAGCTAATCCTGTTGGTTGTGTTCCTGAAATTTCTGCTCCGCCTGTAGTACGCCACTGTGTACCATCATAAAACTTTAATTTGCTTGAACCACTATCAAACCAAACTTGACCACTTATTGGTCTTGCTGGTTGATTTGCTCCGCTAAAGTTTTCTAGCAAAAACAAAAAGTTTTCATTTTGTATTTCGCCGTATCCTGCGTAGTTTTTTCCGATGAATTTAAGGTCAGTTGTTTGATCAACTGTACCATCTTCCACTGTAGTTAACAGTGTGTTGTTATATCTGTCTATTGCATATGCCATTATTGTGTAACCCCTAGTGCTATTATATTATTTATCGTTTTTAAGGATACACACTTGTTGACTGATAAGTCCAAGCTGTTCCATTTGAAGTATATGTCATTAACCCTCTTGCTGGTGTAAGGATAACACTACCACTTGCACCCCCAGCATCAAAACTAATGTCTTGTACCACAGACTCATTCTGTGTTCCGTTTGAATCAACAGCTATATAGCTATTGTTTTTAGCACTTTCAACATCCACACCTTGAACTGTTGCTCCAGCATAAGATGTTGTATGTATACGTGCAATTTTGTTAGAATTTAATGTTACAGCTGGGTATAAATCATTCAAATACGCTGCTAATGCATTCTGTAGTGTAGTTCCTGTTCCCATACCTGTAATATCCATACTGAATACTAATGGATCTGTAGCAATTTCTTGGTCTACATATTCTTTAGTTGTAACTGTGCCTGCTGTAGATTCAGTTACACTTAAACGTGCTGCTTCTCTTGCACTAATTGCTTTACCTACACCAGTAATTTTTTGTGCATCAGTAATATTAATGTTGCCGCCGCCTGTTATAGCAATACCATTTGTTGATATTAATGCCATATCATTTGTTGAACTAATAGTCTTACCATTAATATTAATTTCATCAATTTGTATTTCAGTAAGTGTGCCAACTAGTTGTAAGTCTGGTGCAGAAGTAATATTAATTAATGAAGTATTTGTAAGTTTATCAACCCCGCCAATTTTGTAAGTTTTATCTGTGCCTAGTAAGTCAATGTTTACATTTGATGTAAATGCATTTGTAGCATTTTTCCAAAGTATATCTTTACTACCATTACTACTGTTAACACTAATACCCGATTCATCTGCTTGTGCATCAGTAAGTTCAGTACTATCGTTTAGTATACCAATTTCAATAATTTTATCTTCAACTCTTAGAGTTTGTACATCTAATGCAACTCTGTCGCCTTCAACAATTAAGTCTCCAGTAACTCGTAAGTCACCTTCTACATCTAATGTGTATTCTGGTAATCTGTTAGTTGTAAAAATACCAACTTTAGCTGCGCTTGCATCTACATAAATTGCATCTACTGAGATAGATCCGAATGTAGTTGACTTAACACGCAAACTTAAATCGTGGTCTGTAAGTTGATTTTCAATATAAAAACGTGGGCCAACAACTTTTTGTACGTTGTTTTGTGATAGTCCAATTGTTAAACCACCTGAGTTTTGAATTGTCAGTGTACCTGTTGTAATACCACTTGCTGTTGATGGTAGGAAACTATCAGCAGTTCTAACTATGCCGCCTGCTGTAACAAGTGCGTTTGCAGAATCTGCAATACCTCTGTATTTAAAGTTAGCAGTGTCAATAACATTCATACCAACTTTAATAATACCATCTGGGTTTGATGCTGTTACTAGTCCTAATACTCTTTGTGCATAAATTGGAGTAAATTCAATACTACTAATTACTGCTGTAAGTGTTCCACCTACATATAAATTTGCAACTGTACGTGATCTACTTTGTGAGTCAAGTATACTGCCAATTTCAAATCCGCTCTTACCTTGAGATTCAGTATACTGTGGGCCCATTAACATTAAGTCTGTGCCATCATAAGCATAAACTTGGTTGTTTAGGTTATCAATCCATAAATCACCTGCAACCATTTGTGGTCTAGTGTTTTGTACAATTGGGCCACCGCTTGACTTCCAAACTGTACCGTCAAATACTTTTAAACGCTGCTCTGTGCTATCCCACCAAAGTTGTCCTGTTACAGGATTACTTGGTGCTGCTGTATTACTAAAATTTTCAAGTAATTTAATAAAATTTTCATTAAAATACTCACCGTAACCAGTATAGTTTCTACCAACTAATGTAAGGTTTGTACTAGCCGTATCAATTTGACCGTCAATTAAGTCTAGTAGCAGTGTGCCGTCTGTTTTGTTTAGTTGATAACTCATCTATTATTGTCCCGTATAAATTATGTAATTGACTGCTAAGAATGGATTCATAACATCTAATGGTGTACCAAGTGTTGCTTCAGTTTTAATGCCACCACTTGATGCAATACCCTGTGTTCCACCTAAGCCTGGCTCAATTGGAAGTTCAATAGCATTATCATCTACTGGTACCCCAGCACCAACTCTAACACCATAAAACTGTGTACCACTTGCACCTTCTAAATCATGCTCGTGTTCTGGCAAATTATCTGTAGTTAGTGTTGCTGCTTCGCCACCTGCGTTACCACCAATAGCATCAGCAGCTAAATTTGTAACTCTGTTTGCACTTGGTCCGCCCATGTTGTCAAGTCCTAATGCAAATCTTCCTCTAAAGTCTGGTAATGTAAATTTACTTACACCGTTGTCACTAACTAAACTAGCATCTTTAAAGTTATGTTGAATTGCTATCCATAATTCATTGTAATCAGACTTATTAATTTCTTGTCCGTCACATAGTAGCCAACCAGTAGGTGCTTCAACTCCACCAAATGGCATCATTGCGCCTGCCGGTACTAGTGGAATTGTTTTTAAGAAATTACGTTTTGTAATTTTATATACGCCGGTTGTTCCTGTAGTTACATTTAACAGTAATTCGTCTGCATTTCCTGCATCATATGTAGTAGTCTTGTTACTAATAAAACTGTTTGCAATATTTACTGCAAATGTTTTTGTGCTGCCGCCAGTTTGCCCATCAAATTCAAAACTATTTGGTTCAACATCACCACTTAATGCAAATGTTGTAGCACTAGCAAGTCTATCTGCAGAACCTGCTCGACCACTAACTGTACCACTAACGTTACCTTGTATGTTTCCAAAGAACGTAGTAGCATATATTTGATCAAATTTATTAATTGAAGTACCAATATTTCTTGAACTATTACTATCTGGAGCAATATTTCCTGTTATTAATAAGCCGCCTACATCTACATCGCCGCCAATGTATGCATTTTGTGAAACACCAATACCGCCAGTTGTAGTAATACTACCTGTGCCAATTGATGTAGAGTTTTCAGTACTTGTAATGTTTAATACGCCAGTTTCTGCTTCACCTGTTTTAGGTGATATTTTAAGATTACCTTTAATATCAACTGTTTGTTCAGGTGCAGCATTATTAAAACCTATATTACCATCACTATTAATACTCATTACAGTTGGTGTTAAGTTTCCGTTACGCATTCTAACATCAATGCTAGAACCACTTGTGTTATGTTGTATAACACCAGTTTCACCGTCAATACCTAAACTTAATTGGCCGCCTGTACCAACTTTAATACCGTCATTACTCTTAACACTTAGTTGGAAATCTGTACTACTTGCTGCATTTCCTCTTAGGAAGTTACTTGCAGGTACAGATGTATTTCCAACAACTAATGCTTCTGCTTTTTCTGCTGTACCGTAATATTTTAATGCTTGTACGCCAACAATTGCTTCGTCGGCAATATTCATACCAGGATTAATTCCTGTTCTAAATCCTTTAATTGCTACTTTTGGAATAAAACTTTGACTGCTAATAATAATTACTGGTTGATCTTCAACTTTAATTGCAAGTACATTATAAGTTATGTCGTCTGTGCCTACAATTGCTTGTGCTTGTGCGCCTGTTAGTAGTCCGTCACTAAAGTCCGGTCCTACTAATACCCATGCACTACCTGTAAACAAGTATAGTTGCTGGCTTTCTGTATTAACCCACAAGTCGCCTGCACTAGAGTTTGCTACAGCAGGAGCAGCACTAGCTTTTTTAAGTCCGCCACTTGCTACCCAATTTGTACCATCGTATACTTTAAGTTGATCTACACCTTGTGTAGAGTCATACCATAACTGTCCTTCTACAGGACGTTCAGGTGCTGTTGTATTTGCAAAATTTTCTAGTAAATGTAAAAAGTTTTCATTTACTGCTTGACCGTATGCTGTTGTTCCTCTACCGGGATAGTTTAAACTTGTCTCACTGTTAAGTGTATTATCTTCAACAGTAATTGTTCCTTTATTAACAGCATCAGTGTAGCTTATTGTATATGGCATATTCTACTCCTTACCCTGCTAAACTCTGTACACGCACAGTATAGTCAATTTGTATTAATCTGTTAAGTGACTTTTGTACTGGGTGAAAAATAACATGTGTAATTAGGCGTCCTGTACCACTTGAGCTATAACTACGCAAGCCTAATTCATCAAATACATATGGGCTATCAGTTGCACTTGCAGTATCAAATGCATCTTGTCCATTTGGTTCACCATAATCAAGTAAGCAACTAACAACAATATCTGTATAATTTGTGCCAGCAACGTGTCTTGTTTCTAATTTGTTACGTGCAGGATCTGTATTGTTTACGCTTCTGTCATCAACAACCTTAGTATAGGTTTGGTTGTATAAACTAGCATTTGTGCCTGTGCTGTTTGGTGTTAGATATGTAATAATACCTGTTGGGTCAACACTTGTGCCACCATTACCAAAGCTCATTTCGTAAATATAACCTTGGCCAGCATTTGCTAAACTTTCAGCCATTGCAATACTCATATTTTCGTAGTGAATTGCATTACGTTTATCAATGTATACTTTTTGTGATTCAGGGTCAAATATCTTAATATGCCCTTGCACTAGTACTCCGTTTTTATCTTGCATGTGTTCGCTCATTTAATTTTCCTATACTGTATTTATTCAGGTAGCTCAGAAGTACCTGCACGTAAGAATCTAGCAATGCTATTTTGTGTATCACTAAGCGTTTTTCCTGATTCTGTCCAACTTTGACCTACTTTTTTCACTACTGTTATCCTTGTATTTTCTTGTGGTGTTGCAAGCAACGTAATTGTATTTGCATCAAACGTAAAGTCTGCTGCTACTGTGCTATCACCTTCTGGGCTATCTAACGCTACAGTAGGATCAAACACTTCTAATGCCGTCTTACGCATACGTACACCGCCTACAAACACTTCAATTTCATTAATTGATGTTACTGGATAGCTAACTTCAAATTGTGTTGTAGTGCCGTCTGCTGTTGTGTTATATGCCATTGTTCTATCTTTATATGGAACAGTCTTACTTATGTTTTGATCAAAGACTTTAGTACCTACTGTATATGTATCTTTAACTCCAGTTCCTAATGTTCCTCTACGTAGCTGGCGTAATGTAGTACCTTCTTTTACAAAGTATTCAATACGCTCACCTTCAATAAACACTACACCTGGTAAATTTTGTCCTTTGTTTGGTTCTGATAATGTAGTACCACTCTGGTCTAATTCAATTCGTAAATCGTAGTAATTTAATGGTTGTGCTAGTTTGGCTGCTGATGCATCAATACGCTTAAAGTGTGTTCTATTAAGCATATCTTTAAACTGTCTGTAGCTAAACTTTGGTACATTTACAGGTTTAGTAAAGTGAATAATATCAATAACATCGTTAGCATCCGGCGGTGTAACTAATCTAACTTTCATTCTATCATCTGTAACATAATAGTCTGCACTTGGTGATAACAATTCGCCATTTAGACTCACCCAAACATACTCTGCATCTACTGCCGGAGTGCGTAACTTAATTTCACCAACTGTTGTTCTACGATATGTAATATAATCAACATCTTCAGGTATTAGTGTAGTTCTTGTTAGAACTTCGTAATTTATACGTTCAATACCAATTAAATCGTGATTAGTAAATTGTATTATTTCTATAACTGCATTATCTGCTGGTGCTGTATCAAACGTAACTGATGTTCCGTCAATTCTATAATCACCGTCTGTAATTACATACATTTCAAGTAAGTCGCCCGGTGTACCAGAATCATCTGTTAATATTATACTACTGTTGTTAGCATCTAAACGCCAATCTAATGGAGTTGTAATTAGTAAGCCGTTTAAGAATACTTTCATATCAGAAACATCTAAACTGCCTGCTGGTATTTGGAATATCTCTAACGGAAACTCTCGTTGATTATTTTCAGGAATTGTATATTGTATATTATAACCTGCATTTAAAATACGATTGTTAACTTTAACTATTACATTGTGTTCTGACGGAATACTATACAACGGAGCATTTGTTAATGTAAACGCTGTTGCCGAACCATCACCTGTAAATGTGTTTTTAGACATTTGACTGTAATTTACTTTTGTGTTATCTGAAAATACTGTGTAATATATAGTTGCAGTGTCTGGTACAGCTTCCTCAAATCTAATAACCATTTTAGGTGTTACGTCTGATTTAAATGTATCAATACTTTTTTGCACACCGTTTACATTTGCATAAACGCTTGCAGTTTCTACCCAATCAACTGTAGTTTCATATACTGTTGTTGAACCGTCACCTATTAGTTTTCCAAAGTCTAATATATTTTGTGTGCCTTGACTAACTGATACAATACTAAGTTCAGCACCTACTACTAATGTGTTTAATGTTACAGTAAGTGCTGCCCAGTCAATTGTATATTCAGTTTGTGCTAAAACAACATTATTAACTTTTACAAGTACTGAATCAGCACTAGCAGGTGTATTTCCTAATTCAAATGTATTTTGTGAATTTATAATATAGTTTCTAGAAGATATTATACCCTGGCCTTCGCTATCTCTTGTAAACACTTTAATATCTAAAGTATCTAATACTTGTCCTGGAACAACTTCTTCAGGACCACTAGATGTAGTAGGTGTAACAAATCCATCACCATCAACAATAATTTCTTCTGCTGCTATACCACGTGCCGATGTGTATGCTAGGTCGCCGCCTGTTAGTGCAGTGTCATAACTTTCATTATCAGGTTGTACACTACCATCACTTGTAGTTTTTCTTACAACAAATATATCATTATCGTTTAATGTAATACCTAAATCTTGTACATAAATTGTATCAGCTACACCATCGCCTGTAATACTATCTGTAATAGCATAAGCATTTGTTGCCGAGCCTAAACTAAAGTTAGGGTCATCAATTCTTACACCATTTTTATATAAGTTATATACTACGCCATCTTCTAATGGAGTGCTAAGTTGTACTGCAATAGTAGATCCGTCTGCTGTAAATACTTCATCTTCAAATGTGTTATCAAAAGTATCCCATGTATCTGTATACCACGGTGCAGTATCAAAGCCTGCTGGGCCTGCAAAATCAAAACTACGTATTTCAACTCCGCCATAATCAACACCTGACATTAACTGTGCTAAATCTTTACCGTACATTCCTGCAATAGGATTGTATGCAAAATTAATTCTATCCTCTGCACTTAGTACACTTAAAGGTATATTATAATCTATTTTTACAACTGCATTTAATTTAGGAGGTGTAGTAAATAAGACTTTACCTTGTTGTCTAGTATAAGTTTTATCAGTATTATCAATATTAGTAAACGTATATTTACTACGCAATTGTAGTATACCATCTACATAAACTTTTACATTCTTCTTATCTAAATCCATTGGCCATTCTAAGAAGTATCTGTTTTCAAATCCTGTACCAGTGAATGATTGTGATTTTGCCAATGTGTCAAAAGTAAATGTTCCTGATATTCTGTTAAACTTAATTTTAACGCTAGGACTTCTTACAACACCGTTACCAATTACTGCTGTTGCTTTTGCAGGTGTTCCTGCATCTGTTTGTGATCCTGATATAACAACTGTTGGTGCAGTAGTATAACCACTGCCGGGATATGTTACTTTAATACTAGTAATTTTTCCGTAGCCTAAATATGCTTTTGCTTTGGCACCAGTGCCGCCGCCTCCGGTTAATTTAATAACTGGTTCAAAAGTATATCCTGTGCCGCCATCACCTAATTTAATTTCAGTTACTTCATAACCATGATTGTTAGCCCAATTCTTACGTGGGTAATTATCAGTATCTAAATTTTGGTTTGATATTTCATTATCTTTAATAACTGCTGTGCTTGCTTCAATTACATCAGTTAATTTATTATATGAAGGCTGTAAGTCAAAATCACTAACACTACTATTTGTAGGATCTATTACAGTATATTCACTAATAAATTCTCTTATTTTTGTTGAGTAAGGTTTAAATTCTTCAACAAAGTTTTGGTAACTTACTAAGTTATCATTATTAAATGTTATATCTGACTGGCTTAGTGACTCTCTGTTGTGCTTAGATTTTACAAAACTTGTTTTAAACATCCAATCAACTGACTGCTGTTCTGACATTACATATCGTAACGCAGACATAAACAATTGGTTGTATTCAACTTCTAAGTCATTTACAAGTATGTCATCTCTTAATGTTTCAAGTATTGTTCTTAATTCAACATTTGGATTATTATCATAAAAGTTACTGTCAAAACTACGGTTATCAAACCCTACAGTATTTTTACTGTAATCATATAGTGTATCTTTAAATTGAATTGTACCATTTTGTCTGCCAATTGTATCATAGTTAACTGTATAGTCCTCAGTTTCCTGTTCGTCAGTTTTCTTTAATAGCAACCAACCGCCCGAGCCAACATTTTCAATTTTTACAATATCATTAATTGAGTTATCTAAACTTGGTAACAAGTATGATCCTGCGATAGTATCTCTAATATTTGTGAACTGGTTATACCCTTCAGCATACCAATCTTGATAGTTCCAATATAAGTTTACATTATAACTTTGTAGTTTCTTTCTATACCAAGTACTACCATTCCATGAATATAAAGCCCACTTGTCTTGAATAGTTTCATCTGTATTAACTAATACTGTAAATGGTCTTGTAGTTATTGTAGTATTTGAATTATATCCTTCGCCAGCATTTGTAATTTCTGCTGATGTAATTTGTCCTAAATTATTAATAGTAATATTAAATTCTGCTGCATTACCTTCGCCATTAATTTTAAAGCTAGGAGCAACTTTATATCCACGTCCTGAATTAGTAATGTTAATTCTTGAAATTCTACCATTAGTAATAGTCGGAGTTAGTACAGCAGGAGTAATTTTATTTGTACTAACAAAAGATAAATCAGCAAGCGTATCAACTGCTAAATCATAATCTCGAGATATCAATGTTGGTGCTGCATCTTGCATTGTTAACTTAGAAATATCGTACTCATCTACTATAAGGTGAGTTGTTAAATTTATGTTAATTCTTTCAATTGTTTGTTTTAATGCTTCAAATCTGTTAACAAACATACTTTGTCTTGGACGATTTTGTACTCCGTAACGATTTTTAACTGTAATTGTTGGATCAGGAACAATTCTATTGTTACTATCAAAACCAATTAAACTATCAAACCATTTACGCTCAATATCTGGATCAGGCTTACTTGTATCTAATCCGTCGGATATTAATTTATACTGACTGTGAACATTTTGTATTTCTTTAGTAGAAGTTGCATACTTAATATTCAACACTAAATCATCGTTATCAACAAAACTATCAAAGTTGTTAAGAACAAATCTATCTTTAGAAAGTAAACTTACAAATGGATATCCTTGTGTTCTAGGATTTTCAATTAATGCTGCAATATCTCTAATGCTTAGTTTTCTGTTTTCCATTACAGGAACAGTAACTTTATCAACTACCCAGAAGTAATATTTGTTACTAAATGTTTTTGTTACTTCGTCGTAGATTATTCTAGTTGAATATCTAGCATCACTAAATAAACTTTTTCCACTTATACCTTTTGGTAATCCTTCAGCTGTGTCTGTAATGCTATCCCAAATACTAGGAATAATATCACTCTCGACCCATTCAAAAACATCTATCCTTGCGCCAGCAACTAGCTTGTTCCAATTATTTTTTTGGAAAGTAGTTGAACCTTGATACGCATGTGCAAATTTAGCACTACCAATATTCCACCATATTTGACCAACATGTTTTTCAGTCCATACTCTATTTGGATCTATTGAGCTTTCTGCTTGATTACCTGTGTTATATACTGCTGGATCCCATTGTGTTTTGAATGTAATTTCTTGATCAGCTGGTCCTGCAATTTTACCTTGTATTGGATCAATATAATCAATATAACTTATAATTTTATTTTTACGCTTGTCGTATAACATTGCGCCGCGTATTTTAGTAATATCTACAGGAGTAATACCTTCACTACTTTTCTGCCATGCAAGTGTGCCTTTGTTTTTTCTAAAGTCAATTACTTGACCTTTATAATCACCCGACACATGATCTGGCATTCCAATATACACATGGTTGTCATTAGTATAAATGTTCTCGCCGAATGTAGTTTGTGTTAATGGATATACAAATTGTTCTGCATATATTAAATTGTCTCTAACTGATTCATATACATAAACAACTCCTTTGTCAAGTTTAACATTTCTAAAGTTTGTAAAATCTCTATCAAACGTAGTTTGTGTATTTTGTGTATCTGCATATACAGTAACATCGAATGTTGTTGGAATAGTTTGGTCGCCATTTAAACTTGATACTACTAAGTTATCAGCGCCAAAGTCTAATCCAAAGCCAAAACCTTCGCTTTCTTCATTTTGCGGTGGTGTTAGTGTCTGTGTTAAAGTAAATGTGCCGCTTGTTTGTGTATAAACATAAACAACCCCTTGATTTACTTTGTTAGTATCTACTAACATTGCACTAATTGCGATCTGTGTTCCTGCAGGATTTAGTGAAACTTTATCTGCCCATGCTGTAATATTATCAGGTGCCGTTATTGTTTGGTCTAATAAGAACTTATCTCCTACTGCACGGTAAATTGCTAATTTTGTATCCACTGTACTTGAAACAAGTGTTTGCTTACTTGTTACAACTAATACTTGTGCATCATCACTAATATCAAAACTCTTACTAAACTCTAATATGTTTTCAATAGGATCAAATACATCCTCATCATAGAACGCATTTGCAGTTAGATTTGGCAAATAACCAACATAATCAACACTTGTGCTTATAGATTTCCAAGAAGTATTTGAAGAACTTGGTATTGCTGCTAATGTTGCTATGTTTGTTGTTGCTTCCCATAGTGCATTATTTTGTACAACAATATTACCTTTTTTGTAAGTGTATGTATTATCAAATACGCCGCGGTAGTTAGAATCTTTTCCGTGCTTCCAACTAATCATATCCCAATAAATTGGATCTAAGATAACATTTTGTGTTGCTGTTGTTGCTTTACGGCAAATATAGTAATCGTCTTTATATGTTACAACGTCACCAATTGCATATGCTGTTAATTTATATTCACCTTGGTAACTATCTGTTGCTTTTGTACCATGGCGGAATATTTCAATTGTTCCCGGATGCGCTCTTCTTCCAGTACTGTCAGTTTCTCCTGTACTAACAATACTGTCACTGCCAACTAGCAATGTATAATAATTTCCTGTTTGTACTATTGCAACTTTAGATCCAAAGAATCTATTTGCTGCTCTATATTCTGATACTAATGTATGCTGATATCTATAAGTACCGTCACGCAGTCTTCTATAAATTGCAATGGCACCTTCATTTGCTAATGTTGTTGCTGTGCCGAATTCAGATGCTTTTATATTATAAATTTGTGTATAGTCTTTGTTTAAACTAAATGGTGGATTAGGTAAACGTTCTATACCAGCTTCAGTATTTTCATCAAAGAACCAATATTCTTCATCAATTATTCTAGGTGCTTCAGCAACAGGAAGGTTAGTACTATGTTCAAATACTAATAATTTACCAATTATTGAAGTACCTAATACTATACTGTTATTAATATCAGTTATAACACCAACTACACGATCAACATCAGTTGCGCCACGCAAACTAGTATTTGCTAATCTACGTATGTTGAAGCGTCCAATATTTGATTGTTCTAACCAGTCACCTGTTAATATTTTTACATAAAGTCTTACACTATTAAAGTTACGCTGTAAATATACAACTTCAGCAGTACTAGTGCTAATAGATGTCAACGCTAATCCATTTTGTCCATCTTTGGGTATTTGTACATCTTCAACAACATCACCGACTTGTGGCTGGAATGCAAAACCTTGGAAATCAAACTCACTGAGTTCCATATCAATATAGCCGTCCCATAGATCAACAATAGTTTGTTGCTTATTTAAAATATCATAACTTAAACCTGCACCTGGTAGATCAATTACTCTATTATCAAGATTGTACACTCTCATTTCAGTAGCATATCCTACTGATAATGTATCGCTATATTCTGCACCAACTCTAACTACAAATCTATTAGATAACTGATCTGCTTCTACACCGTCTTGTGCATCAGCTGCGCTAGGATCTCCTCTATAAGACAAGTTTTCGATATAACTTGAATTATTTTTATTAGTAACATATGTGCCAATTGCACCAACTGTGTTTTGAATGTTGTAGTAATCGTTTGTAGTTCTTACCGAACCCTGTGGCTTAACATCAGCATATACCATGCCTCGTCCTGAATCATAATATACAGAATTATTTGAATAATTAAATCCTGTGTTAAACATCCAGTATCCAGCTATTGCAGTACTTTCACTATATGTTGATTCTTCTGTATAAAACCCTATAAAGTCAAGTTCATTAATAAACAATTCACCTGTAGTATCAAATACACCATTTGTATCTTTTATATATAGTACTGCGCTATCTCTGCGTGTACTTACATATGCTACAACTGCTGTACCAGTATCTGTTGTTACAACTGAGCCTACTACAGGTAATGTAATAAATGTGTCAACAAACAGTATTGAATCAATCTTTTCAACAATTGTATGTTCTTGTGATATAAATGCACCTGATAATTCAGGTATATCGCCATTAAACGGAAGGAAGTTATCTAATGTAGGATATGCAAAGCTACGTTGATTCCAAAACAAGTTAACAGTATCGTTAGGTTTTGTACCAATATACATATCTCTTGGAGCACGAACTAAGAAGTGCGAAGTAGTGTTTCCTGGTAGTCCAGGGTCACCTGCAACTAATAAGTTTAGTGATGTACTATCAGCATCTGCTTGAGAAGCAATATTAATATATGTGTCAAACGTACTAAATGGTTGATGTGCAATTTCTGGTAAAATTGCTCTATTAACTTTCCATAAACTTTCTCTATATCTTACAATATCATTTTTAACATAATCTGCATCTGGTTGAAAGTCAAATGTACTTTGGCCATTTGCGTCTGTTTTATAAGCTAGTCTAGTTTTAATGTTACTTGCTTTTGGTAAGCCTGCAACAAGATACTCACCATCAGGCGATACACTAATACTTTTGCCAAAATCGATGTCAGTAATATTAAATAAATTATCATTAACATATGTAATTTCTTGATCTAATATTAAGTTTGATTGCTCTCTAGTTCTTCTATAAACTGAAACTTTACCGTTTTGGTCATTAGCTGCTGAAACAAATATATTATTATTATTTTTTGTTACTGCAAAACTATCACTAAATCCTTGATCTGTGCTATCATATTCTGATGTATTAACTATTGTTTGAGCATTTAAATATACAGGGTTATTTTCTAATACTCCCCATTCTGTATCATAATTATCTATCCATAGTTTTTGGTTTGGGTAAATTACCTGTTGTGTAGCTGAATTTATTCCTGTTACATCAGAAACTCTTATAGTTCTTAATTTAGCTACTGGAAAATTGCTGATTCCATCTTCTTCTTGATCGTAATCAGTAATATCGTTAGCTGCTGGAACACGCAATTTTATCTTGTCAAGACTAATACTGTCAACTTCATATATCCCATTAAGGCTGTAAGTTTCTGCTCCGCGGACACCAATGTATTCGCCTACTGCACAAATATTGTTACCCCATTGTGTTAGTGTTATTTCTATTAAGTTTAAGCCGTTGTCTGCTACTTCATTTATAAGTGTATCAATTTTTGTTACAAATGCATTACCGTTTATTAGTTGTTCTACTGACCATGATTTATTATCAGTATCAGTTACCCAAATTGTGTCTCCCAAACTAATTCTATTAGTGTTAACTCCTGCTAAATCAATATAATTGCTAACAATATAATCAACATCGCCTTCATTAGTATATCCTGCTGTTCTAATATATTCATTTGTTACTGTTTTAATCGGAAACGGTGTATGATCATAATCTGCAGGCCTATCAAATACTTCATTTGGAAGTATTCTATAAATTTTATCAAAGTTAGTTGTAGGTAAAGTTTTTACAAGCTCAACTGATTGTGGAGACTCTTGCATTTTATCTTGTTTTAAGTTATATTCTACTTGTTGTACATCATCAACTGCACCAAAACGACCAACTTGTATTGCCCATTCTTCATAAAATTCTAAATTATCAGCAGTATTACCAAGTGCATCAAACAACTTAGTAAACACATTCATTGTACCTTTATCTGCAATAGCGCCTCTATAGAACTTAAATTGACTTACGTCATCATTAATAATATTAGCAAGGTACTGGCGTTTTTGATAGCCTATTAAATGCTGAGCCATTTTTTGCTGTTCTATATCAAAACTATCTGAATCTAAATCATAAAAATCAGTAAACTGTGAAATTCTATAATCAAAGTTAGTTACTAGTTCCGATGTTGGTTTTTCATTTAGTCTATACCAAAGGTTACTATTAAAAGTTTGTGTACCTGTAGAATTAGATGTTGCTACATAATAAAATTGTTTGTATTTTACAATATCGCCAATACTATAATCTTTCCAAGCAGTCCAATCAGTAAATGTTGCATCATCATAAACAAACCCAGGAATGTTTAATCCACCATTCCAATTATCTGATCTGTATCCGTTTACTTTTATACGTTCTTGTCTATACCCAGTACTTGGATTGTAAATTGTATCGTTAAAATCTGTAGTATTGTCAATTAAAACAACATGTTCTTTTTGGACTAACGGTAACGATGCATGATATAATCCTTCATCAGTACCTACTGTTTCAATACCAAAACTATTTTGGTCTCTTAATAAACTGTTAAAATCTGAATCTAAGAAATTACCGTCTGCTTTAAAAATACTATAACCGTAAAATTCATCTTTTATATTATCTACTATATAAAAGTCTCTTTTAAACTCTAATAAGTTAGCTGCCGGACTTACTGCAATTATTGAGCTGTTTGCCCAACCTTGTGTTGTCCAGAATAAAAACTGTTTTGCTGCTTGGTTCCAATTTTCAACTTCGTTTGAACCTTCAATAACATTGTTAAATTCAAAGCCTATTTCTTTTTGTCTTTGGTCATATCCTAAAATAAAATCAACTACTTCTTGTGCTGAATTAATGCGTGTTCCATACTGTAACGTTCTAAGTTTATTATCAAAATCCTTCTTAAACTGAGCAGTTCTGCCGCCGGTTAAAGGTAAGTTTGGTAATTTAACTATGTCATCTGTTTCAAAAACTACACTACTTTTAAACGAATTAATAACTCTATAATATACATTATTATGCATAATTACTTCGCCGCTTAGGTAATCTTTATTAGTATCCCACGGAACTACTTTTTCTGAAATGCCGCCTACTGTTACTGTACTTGCTGTTGATCCTTCAAGTGCTTCATAATATTCAAAGTATGGTTTTTCTAAATTATAACCTCGTATTATATAACCTAGTTCAGCACGTTCTATAACTATTCCGCTGTAAACTGCTAGTTCATTTGGGCTACTTGTATTTAGAAATACTTGATAATTTTCCTGTGGTACAAATATGCCGTCTTGTGTTAACGACTGTGTCGGAGATCTACTATCTAGTATTAAATTAAATTTTTCTTTGCTTGTAAATCCTGCAATTTTAATACCTATTTGGTTTGATATTGCAGATAAATCTGATTTGTAAGCATTGTATACTGTTAATATATCGCTTGCTGTTAAGTTGTAAATGTAGTTTACAAGTCCAGCTGTTGATGTTCTTGTAGCAGCATCAAAAGTATTTGGTAATGTTAGGTCTTTAATAACAATAGGTTTATTTGTATCTACATCTACCCATTGATTTGATAAATTTTTCTTAATTCTTGAAACATCAAAACCTAAGCTCATTGTTTTTGCAGGCTTGTTTAGCAACATTGCATTTAATATTGCAAAAGGATAATCTGAACTTCTACGCCATGCATTTTCAATCGGTGCATGATCTCCAAATGCAAAGTTTCTAGTTGCATTTCTTATATCAAAGTTTTTTGCATATCTACTATCTAATGGTGATAAAAGTTTACCATTACTATCAACTGGAATAAAGCTAGTTAGACCAGGGCGAGAATAGTTAAGATCAATACGTGTATTAGTTGGGTCTGCAATTTTTCCTTGTTCAAGGTCTTTCCAAAGTACTAAATTGTCACCTGTATACGGTGCTGGTCCATAAACTTTATTCCACCAATTTGGCTTAGATGTTATTCCTAACATTTCCCAAGGATGACTATGTGGACGATCTGTGTCAAATGCTCTAACATACATACCTCTCCAGAAGCCTGGATTAGTATTACCATCTGGTGATGTAGTATCTGCATAATTAAATGACCAATTATTAGTCCTGTCATAAAATGTGTTATTAGTATATGTTTGATTATTTAAATTTTCTATTAACCATCTTTGGAAATTTCCTAACAATGTGTTATCTACTTCAGCTTTAGAGAATTCATTAACTCTAAATTCACCGCCGGTAAATGTATCAACATTTAATCTATCAGATGAGTATTCTACTTTAATATTATTAAATATTCTTTTTTCAAGTTCTAATAATAACTCATCTCTAAAGTCTTGATATGCTCTAGTATAGCTACCATCATGTCCTTTAATAAATGCAACACCAATTGGATATTCATCTACTTCAATGTCGTCAATACCACCAAGTGTTGAATCTGCTACAGGAATATAAAATAATTTATTAAATCCTGTAAATGTATGTGATGTCGAAAGTGTCCCTGTACCTGCTGCACTTTTAGTTGTGTATACAGGATAAAACCAACCTCTATTTCCAGTGATATCATCTTGTCCATAAATCTTAAACGGTCCAAATGTTTCCGGCTCTTTACCTAATACAGTATCATCTATTGTTAGTTCAGGATAATACTTTGGATATAGTCCTAATTTAGTTGGTGTTGGAGCAATAAAACTTCCGTCAGTATTTGCATACTCGTGGATTTCAATTTTATCATTTTCAACTTGGTTAGCATCAATTGAAACATATCCTGCAATATTGAAGTTGTAATCTTTTTGGTGTACTAACTGCACACCATTTAAATAAACAATTACACTTTGTGATGTTAGTGTTGATAAATTAAAATTATCAGTAATTGGATATTCAGTTGTTCTTGCATCAAGAACAGTATATTCAATTTTGTTAGATGCTCCAGTTGCAATCATATCCGAGAAGTAAAACGGCTGTGATTTTATTTTATCTCTATTGATAGTTTTTATAACAAGATCTACGTGTGCCTTTGTAGGGCCATCGTAGCCTAAATTAGCAGCAGTATCTAAAAATGTTTTCTTATATCTTGAATATTCTTTTTGTGAATAAGATATTGCTTTTACAATATTATATGACTTATTTGTAGTATGGTACAATGGTAAGTTAATTGGTCCACTATGTTTTACAAATCTTTTACCAAAGCGATCTAAATCTCCTAAATCACGCAAGTTACTTATACCTAAGTATTCACCAGTATAACCTGGTATATCTTCCAACATACTATCAACGTGGTCAATTACTTCGCCTAATGTAAATTGATTAACATCGTCATTTAACGGATTGCGTTCTAAGTTATATGGAAATTCATAGTATCCATTTTTATTTTTGTTAGTTTTAGAATCTGTTTTAATTTTAACAACATCATTTGCTTCTAATGCTGTATTAAATACAACAACAGCATCTTGTGCAGTTTTATCAATTGTATAATCAGTATCAATTAACTTTAATTTATTATTAACAAAAACAACAACTTTTAAATCAGTTACAGAACTTGAGTTTTCATAAACATCAATTTTAAATTTTTGCAATTCAATTTCTGTTGCTGCGTATTCTTGTATAACAAACTGTTTACTATTTGACGGAGTGCTACTAAAACCGTTTACATATGAAAACTTTGTAAGTGTTGAATATTTCTTTAAATATCCGCTACAAATACTTTGTGAAAATAACTCAGTTTCACTTTGGTATGTAAATGTATCATTTAATAAATTAAAATCAAAAACAATATCACCCGAGTTTTCAATAGACTTATAAGCTAATGGAAAACCTAATTCAGTATCTACAGTACCTTCACCTTCTGCATATGAAAATAACTTAGTACCTTTAAATGTTGTTGACGGATAAAATGCAATATCACTAAAACTATTTGTATTGGAGTCAAAAACTTCAAATGACGGTGCTTGGTTACGTGCAGTTTTTTCTTGTGCTGCTGTCCATTTATCACCGTGGTAATGATAACTTTTACCTGCATTTTTTACACCCTGTGTAACTAATACTGTTTCTAAATCAATTGGTAATGTATCTGTAGTTTCAATTAAACTAATCTGTCTGTTGTTTGCAATTTTAACAAATTTAACTTGATAAATTTTACCACTAACTAATGCGTCAGTATCTGCTGTAAACAAGATACGCATATTATCTGCTAGATTAATACCATCAATGTTATAACCAATTTGACCTTCAATTGTACTAAAGACGTCTTTAGTAAATGTATCTACTAAATCAACATCTTGTTTAGCAATAGCACCAAAGTTATCTAATTTTAGTCCTGCTTCAAATTCAATAATAGGACGTTTAGCTCTAGTTGACTCGTCAACTACTACCGGTATATGGTTAAGTTCAAAACTTTTTTGAATTACATCTTTATGGTGCCATCTGTTATAACGACTCCAAGCATTTCTATCAGGAGATGCTCTATTAACAACAATGTAATCTTTGTTTGTTGCATTTGCTGTAGCATCTGAGAATGGTAATGTATCAAAACTATCACTATCAAATGCAATACGTTTTGTATCACTATATGCAGCTGGGATAATTAAATTTTTATCTTTAATTAATTTAATCTTATCTCCAACGCCTTCTACATACCAATCATTTTGTTCATAATCATTAGGTAATACATCGCCCTGGAACTTAATTTTCATTCCATTTGATAATTCTACGCCGTTAGCACTTTTGTATGTTTTTTTACCTAAAATGTCTTCACCAACATCTAGGAATGCATTTTCTTCAATGTCATAGATTCTAATTTGACCACTAGTATCTACTGCATTCTTACTAATATAATATAATCTGTCAGGTGCATTAACAGGAATAGTAAATTCAATAGTGCCTTTTTCAATATAAGCAATTGCTACTTCTTCGCCTTCTTCACCTAACTTACGAATTCCGTCTGGATATAATGTTGAAACATTATCGTCATCTGCAAAAGTAACACTGCCGCCACTTGGAAGAATAATAAATTCACCTTGGTCATATTCGTTGCCGTATAATACTGCATCAAATAATCCACTTGCTCTAAGTCCTTGTGTACCTGCTGTTAAAATTGCACTGCCAGGAGTAAATGTTCTACTAATAGCAATTGCCATTGGGTGTCCAGGAGCATTAATTTCAAAGCGGTATGTTTGTCCACGGTATAGTTTTAAATTAGGATTGCGTGTTAATCCATCATTAAATACATAAGCAATATTATCGCCTTGGTCTTCAGTTGTAACAGTATATGTACTAACAACTTCTCTGCTTTGTCCTCTTACAGGAATACTAATAGGACCATTTGGCATCCAGTAATATTCACGAAAGTTTACAAATTTATCCCAATCAATATTTGGGTTCCATGCATATGTTTCTTGACCGTTTAGTCTACTATGGTTAGAAGTGTTTGCTCCAAATACATTTAATTGTCCAACATAATCATTATAATCTTTATAAAAAGTTACGTTGTTGTATACATCTTTAATAACAGTAGAAGGCTCTAATTGATAATTAGTTCTATCTGCTGTTACATCATTTACATAATTGTCTGTAGTTTTAAATGCTTTAGCAGTTGTTCTACCATAATATCCATTAATCTTTTCAGCAACGCCGGGTTGTATAAGTTGATCAAGTGTACCTTGTAAAAACTTTTTGTTAGCCTGTGTTCTAAAGAACTTAGGTAAAAAATCACTTGATGTAATTTTATTATTTTGCCCCGGTACTGGCAATGCACTTTCGTTTTGATCATTCTTAGCCATTAGTAACTATAGCCTCCACCGTTTGAACTGCTGCTTGAACTGCCACTTGATCCACTACTTGGTGTAGTGGTAGTTGTTGTACTTGTACTTGTTGATGCACTGCTTGTAATCCCTGCTATTGTACTAGTTGACACTTGATTTATTATTGTGCCGCTTGCTTGTAAGTTAGTTGCTGTTAATTGATCAATTGTTTCAATATCGGTCACTTTAGCAGCACTTGCAAATATTTCATCTGGTTCACTCTTTATTTCAAATAAGCTACCAAACGATTGTGTAGTTTGGCGCGGTACTATTAGTATACTTACCAGTTTTGGAGACAGCTGGTTTATGATATAGGCACTAAGTTCTTGGAAGTAAAAAGTTTCTCCAAAGTCCCAGTTTTCAATATCAAAGAATTTATTAATAGCTTCAATAATATTAGATTTGAGCTCATTATCATTAATAACCATATTAGTATTTTTAACAATTTTAAATTTAACTTGTAAATCTGCTGGTGCTTTATCACCAAATAAAATTTTATACTTTACAGGATGATATATTAATTCGTCACTTAAACTTTTAATTTTGTTTATTTCTGATCCGTAACTTCTAAACAATTCGTCGTTGCTAGGTGGTTTTGGCTTAACATTAATTGATCCTGCAATATATTGTTTAACTTGTGTATCATAAGTTTTAGTTAATATGTAAGTATCTATAATATTACTTGCACTTGGATCAATTCTATAACCACTATCTGCAACATGCGTATAATGGAATTTTAGATCCGCACGACCAAAGTAGGCTTTATAATCAGTATTGATTGTTGTATTGTTTAGTGCTTTATTTAATTTTCTAAAAATGTCTTCGTCAATTAAGTAAAATATTTGGCCTTCTAAACGTGAACTATAAGGTACAATTGCAGCTTCGTTTTGAACTATAACTATTTCTGGAACAGTATTAGTAATAGGATTTGAAAAATATTTAAAATCTTCTACGCCGTCTGTGGTTGTATATTTCTTTTGAAATATTAGTTTATCTTCTGTATCAATAGTAGCATCTTCTTCACCAACAATTTGTTCAAATATTGTTGGATCGTCAACTATGCCATCATCGTCAAGATCAATAAATTGAACTTGTATTTTACGGCTGTCTAAATAACCTTCTGAATCTCTATATGCATCTGTAATTGTCCATCCAAAATCTCTTGTGAACGGTGATAGCTCACCTGGTTTACGGTTAATGTTTAAAATATTGATTTTATCTCTAACAATTTGTCCAGTCGCTGGATCATAAATTTTATCAGCAGCATCAAAGAAGAATCTAATTTCATCTGCACTTTCCATTACATAGCGTAAATTACGATATGTTATTGTATATTTTTCGCCATCAGTCTTAAAGTATAACATCCAACTTGCATCTAGATTTTCACCTGTATTATCGCCTGCTTTACCTGTGGCAAAATTATTAAGTGTATTAATATCTTCTGCTAATACCATTTTCCACTGTCTGTCATATTGATCATATCTAAGAGCAAAATCTTTATATTCAAATGTTTGGTCAATTAATTCTATTTTAATATCGTTAATTAATGCTCTAGAAAAGTTTGGCACAATTTGTTCTAATATAGCACCTGTCGGTATAACATCATTTAACACAATTGGTGCTAATCCAGCTTCGTCAATTATTGTACCGTTGCCGGTTACAGATATAACTTTGCACCATTTGTAACTTGTCTTACCTAAATGGTCACCGATGGTACCATCATCCATTAATATACCGCTTGGCATAAAATGTTTGCCAGCAGGTGCAACAAATTTCAACATTGATCCTGCTTCTAATAATCTTAAACTATTAGCAGTAAACGTCCCTACAGTATATGCATTACTATCAATATCATTAAACAAACCTAATGTTTGGTTTGTACTTGTAGCTGATTGTGTCCATGTTGCATTAAGGTCACTAACAATAATTTTAGGATATTTTGCAAGATAGAAATTTTGTGAATTAATATTGCCTAAAATACTTTCAATAGTATTGTATATAACACCTTCAATATCTGTTTGAGTATTGAATGTAAATGTCTGTTTTTCAGTAAATTCTTCTTTGTAGATTACTCCGTCATCTGCAAACAAACTAGTGTTTGAATATTTTCCACTAGCATCTTTTAGATCAAAGAATCTACTGATACCGCTTGAAATTCTATTTGAACTTTTAGTTTTAATAATATTTTGACTAATTGCAAGAGGTCCAATATTGTAATCTTCGCCTGTAACTAATCTATTTTGTGTATAATATGTTGCTGGAGCATTTTGTTTAATTTCTGTATTAGTTTCTGCAGGTGCACCATTACTAACTGTGTAGTTTAATTTAAGTCCAACAGTAAGAGTTTGTTGCGAACCGTTTCTTGATTGATAAGGAATATCAATACTTACTGTATTAATTGCACTTGGAGTAATTACACTACGCATATTATTACTAGTTCTATAATATGATCTAAAGTTTCCTGCTGGTAAATTACCAAATACACCGTCACTAAACACTAAGTTAATTCTATCACCAATACGTGTTGTTACTGCAAATACATCTCTAGTTTTATTAAACAAACTATTGTAGATAACATTGTTACCTTCTACAGCATCAATTTTAGTCCATTCATTACTTTCAAATCCTGCACTGTTTAGAGCAAATAACCAAATATCACTATCATTAATGTTTTCAGCATCAATCTGTACTGACTGATTTGGTGTCGGATTTGCAACATTAAAGTTACCTGTTTCTAATTTACCTTGACGGAAATGCATAAAGAAACCAGTGTTAGCACTGCCGGCACCGGATCCGTCATCACGGAATAAAAATGCTGGGCTATTACCCGGCAATGGTGCTTCTTCTAAAATACTTTCGCCAGTTATATCAGTACTTACTACTTCAAAACGGGTGCTTACGCCTTCAACTCTTTTAGTAAACGGGTAAATTGCTTGTCCAGTATTAGAAGCATTTAATCTATATTTTTGTGTTTGTACATCTGCAATTAATGCAGACTTTAAAGGATTGCCAATTGAGTTTGATAGTGGTAATGCTGAATTTAGAATTTTAACAAACTGCTCAAAATAAGATGAATTTGTTTGATCATTCCATTTTATTGTAAGTCCTGCTAAATTTAACCCATTGGAATCTAGAAGATTTTCTGTAGTTTTGATTGTATCAAATTTAAGTAGACCATTTGCTGCTTGATTACGTCTTGGGTTATATGATAACATACGTGCTAGACGTAGTACACTTTCTCTGCGTTCTGCTGTTTCAAGGAAGTTTTCACGTGCATTTAAATCAATACGGAATGATAGGTTTTGCCCAAGGAAAGCAATCATATCAATTAACGCAAGATATTCACTCGATTCAATATAATCATTAAAATCTTCTGGATAATTTTGACGTAGGTAATTGATCATCGTACGGCGTAAATTATCAAAGTCATAACTTTGAAAATCAGCGTTACGGAATGATTGGTAAATTCTTTTCCAGTCCTCAGCTACTAATAACCTTGACTGTCTATCATTTGCAGACATATGCGTTTCCTTGTTTATACTAATATTTAGCTGAAAGGAAAAAGTGCGTATTTAATTCTGTACTTATAAAAGTCCGTTTTCTTTATCAAATTTGAACCGCAATTGATCCGTTATTCCAAATGGAAGAACACTTATAGTACAATCAACTTGGATGCCTTGCTCATAAGTATCAATTACAATATTATCTGCTTTGATTCTAGGATCGTAATTGATAATTTTAGTTACATCTTCAATAATTGCTTCTTGTACATCAACTGTAAATGGTTCGTAGAGCATATCCCAAATAATAGTACCAAACGTAGGATCGCTTAGTTTTTCTGTTTGGCGGATATGAAAATGGTTAATTAAGTCTTGTTTAATGAGCTCAAAGTCGTAAACACTAAAACTTTTAGCGTCTGCAATAGTTGAAAAACCTCTGTATTTTCTACCTGTATTAGCTGTTTGCACAGGTTGCTGTACAGTTACTCGTTTATATAAATTTTTTTCTAATTGGCTCATACTATATTTACCCCTTATTGTGCGCTGGTGTGTGGCGTAACAGGTCTTATTGTAGAGCTGTTATCTGTCGGTTCCATCGTTGGTGGATTTGCTTGTGCTTCTGCAATTTCTTGTTCTAAACTTCTAAGAGCATCTGCTTCTTCATTATGGAATCTGTTAACAACGCTTGTTCTAACTGCACCTGTACTGCTTCTAAAATACTTAGTTCCGTTGTTAGCACGGCGTTCACTATATACTGCTCTAACTATTGCTGCATCAGTTGGTTCTGTTAATGATACTTCATTTGGCGGAAATCCTATTGCAGCTAACGCTCTCTGGAATATATTACGTGCGCCGCCTTGACCATGTTGAATAGCTGTTGACCAAACAACATTTTGCACTGTTAGCGAACGTTCATTTACATCAAGATTTGTTCTATTTTTAATAAGTCTTGCACCTGGGGCATAATATGCAACTACTGCATATTGATGTTGTGCTTCTGCACCTTCTGGTGTTGCCATTACCTGCGCCCATGCTGCTTTATATGCCGGTGTGCCTGCTCTTGCTGCTGCTGGTCCGCCTGCTTGTAATAGCGGTGATGCAAGTTCTCCATGATTACGTCCTAACCAAGCATGGAATTCATTCATTACACCTACGTTTGCTGCAAGTTGATATGTACCATAACTAAAGCCGCCTGTACTATCCCAACCAATAGTTGCTGGATTTCCTCTTGATTCATATCTAGCACTCAATGAACCTAATTCTGGATCAAAGTTAAAGTCACTAGTATAATCGCCAGGTGGCACAGGTGGTTGCCCGTTACCCGGACCTCTTGTAATATGTCCTGTACTAATGTTTCCTCCACTACCTTGCACATAACCACTAGCTGTTCTTCCTTGCATATTTTTATTAAATGTATCAGGAGTAAGTACTCGGTCTGAACTAGGAAGCGGACCTGGTGATTCTCTATCTGTTTCAACTTTCTTAAATGCTAACGGATTAGAGTTTTCATGATGTGGCCACGGTTCGTGTTGTGGTGCTCTTGTAAGGATACTTTCAAAACTAGTTATTAATCCGCCTGGCTTAACTTTAGGCAATGTAACTGTTTGTAATGGTTCAACTGCAACTGCTTTGTTTGCAGGTGCTGCTGTTGGACCGTTCATATGTACATATGTTGCTGTTTCTCTATGTTCTTTAGCACTAGTAATATGCGTTGAGCCGTCAGCTGTTAATCTATTATCAGCACTAGTACGAATATGTAAGTTTTTACCTGTATCTATATATTGCGATCTATCTACCTTAATATGTTGGTCTTTTCCTACAGTAATTTTACTAGTTTGACCTACATGTAAATTAAAATTACCTTTAGATTCAATTTGTACTCTGCCACTCTCTGCACCCCTAGCTTTTCCAGCGGCTTTGATATTAACATTTCTGCCTGCTTCCATGTTTATATCACGACCTGCTGCAATATTAAAATCATTATCAGTTGTAACACTAACACTATCATGTGCATAGATATCAATTTTACCATCACTGGTCATTTCTATCCAAGTTGTTCCACGAGCATTACCAATATAAATTAAATCTTCACTGTTGTTCATTAACAGTTGATGGCCTGTTCTAGTTCTAATACGCATTAATTCATTTTGCGGAATAGTTCTGTCGCCACCTTCTTCGCCTGTGCCTTTATTTTTATAAATTGGCGGACCATCTTCTGCATGTGTAGCACGTACAAAGCGTTCATCACCATCATCCATTACAAAACTTGTACCGCCTAGTCTATTTGATGGTGTAACTATTTTTTCGCCTTTTGTGCCAATTTCAGTAACCGGACTTTGATCTCTTCTATCTTTAGGACCAGGCGTACTTAGGCCAAATACCATACTTGGAACTTCTCTTCTAGCACTAGTAGTTGTAGTTCCTCTAACTTCGTCATTTATTAAACCTTGTATTTCTAATGTTTCTGAGAAGTCTTTATTATAAGGTTTAGTAAATAATGTAGGATCAACTTTTGATCCAGTTTCTATTGCTTTATTGTATTCGCCTACAGGTAATTTTCTACCTGCTAATGTAGGTGGTGTTATTCCAGTTGTATTTTCAGTGGACGCTCTACCATCAGGAACCATAAAGTTCATATAATCTGCAGGTATACAACCTATCCAATATCCAAAATTTGTGTTTCCTTCAGCAAATATTACAAGTACTTTAGTTCCTACATCAGGCGGTACCATCCACATACCATAACTTTTTTGTGTGTGTTCATAGCCATCGTTAGCACTAACTGCTGAATGCGGAGTTACTCCGTAAAATGGTGAAAGATATTTTACATTTAATAATTGTCCACTACGCTCTGGCGAGCCTCCTGAACTAGTATATTTTAATAGTTCTACAACTAATCCGCCCATATATTTACTATCAAGATTATTAACAACAATTGCTTCATACGGTCCTGAATCTTTAAATCCAGTTTTTGCAGCACTAGTTGTTCTTGAATAATTTCCGTTAGCCATTAAAAGGGTCCTCTAAAATTTCCGCCATATGCATCATCAAAGTCTACATCTGGATCTTGAACTGGTGCTGCTGCTGTTGGTGTTGGTTCTGTTGTTCCGCCGCTTGTCACTAGCTGTCCTTGGTTAGTTCTACTTGCTCCACTGTTAGGCGTATAGACTTTTTTTCCTGAATTAAAATCATATCTGTCAAAGCCCGGAGTGAGTGGTTCATATATGTATACACTTCCTGGAACTATTGGGTCGGGAGCTGATTGTGCAGTAGCCGAATCAGGACCTGTAACTGTAGTCGGTGCTGTTGGTGTTACCGGGCCAGGCCCGCCAAAAGCATCTAACGGAGTTTCTGGTGCTGCGGCAGCATCACGTGATTGTCTTAATATACGGTCTTGGTAAGGTTCTGATGCAGGAGCCGTTGCTGTGCCTGCACTAGTTGTTTGAGGATTATTAGGCAAACAAGGATCTGCTTGTCCTTGTCCACTTATTTGATCTGGTACTTGTATACCGCCTCCAGTATTATTTTGTCCAACATCAGCGCCAGCGCCGCCAAAAGCATTAAGTGGATCAGTGGCAGCAGATGTTACAGTTTCGCCAACGCCGAAGTCACTGGTATCATTTGTATTAGATCCTTCTCTTGAAGCTGTATTAGCCGATGGAGGAATTTTAGTTTTAGTTCTAGCTTTCCTTAATATAGCATCGTCATACTGTTTTGCTTGATTAGCAGCAATATCTTTTTGCTGCTCTTCGCCAATAGCTACATTTCCTACAACAGTCTCTTGTGTTGTTGAACCGCTTGCAGATGTATTAGTTGTTGTGATTGTTTTTACATTTGTTTTAGCACCAGTTGTTTGTCCTACTTGTATAGGAGGACGACTGTAATCTAACATTGGATCTGGTAAGTAAACAGGAACACCTTTATAATTACTAACTCTTACCGAACCTCTTGGTTTAATAGATTGCTTTATATTTTCTTCGCGCCATTCTATCATTTTTTCATATAAGGGAATAAAGTCAATATCACCTTTAAAGTCTTCTGGCATGTTCTCAGGATGTAGTGCAGGAATTCTTTCTCCTACCCACCAATGTGGTTGTTTTGGATATAATAATCCGTCCCAAATTGTATCAGTATTATCAATTACACAAACAATTTTATACGGTTTTCTTGCATTGAAAATAACATTTTCACCATATTCCCACATGTCAAAACAATTTTTAAAAATTTCTCTGCCACGGCCAATACCTAACTCTTCTTTGTACCAAGGGCCTACTTCTTCTACAGGAACTGCATTTTCTTGTTCAAGTTTGCCGGAACTTTCTTCTGGTAAGCCACTATCGTCATCGTGTTCTGTTGACATATTAACCTCCTAACAACTTGCTAACTTTTGATTTTGCTGCGCCGCTTGCACTATTAATTGCATTATTAGCAGCATTACTTGCATTATTTACTGCATTTGCGGCAGCGTTTTGTGCTTTACTGGCTGCGCTATCAACAATACCTTGTGCATTACCAAGTGCTGCTCCTGCGCCACTAACAATACCTTGTGCATTACCAATTGCTGCTCCTGCGCCACCAAAAGCATCTAGTTTTGGTATAACTTTAGATAAGTCAGGTGCTTTTGCTACGCCAAAATCTACACCTTCAATTAATGGACTAACATCTGGTATAACTGTTGTTAATTTTGATTCAAGTGCTTTTGCATCTGCTGCTAATTTGTTAGCAACATCATCGGCAATTGCAGGTCCAATATTTCTAACATCATCTGTTAATGGTGCTGGCATACAATCTGGGCTATTGGCTCCTGTTTGTCCAACTGTGCCATCTGACTGTGTTCCGTCTTTATTTAGAGCTGCACTATTATCAACATTTATCAAATTACTACTTCCTGTTGTTTCTTTATCGTCTTGACCTTTACGTCTAATCATTTTAAGTGTTTGTGTAAATTGTCCTTTTGAAAATCTGTTAGTTACTGCCCATACTTGGAACAATCCACTAAATCCAGGAACAATCTGTGGAAACTCCATTGTTGCTCCTGTTACTTGATAATCAAATGGTGTTCTAAAGTTTACTATACAAAATACTGATTGATCTAAATAATTCATAGTACCATCTTGTGTTATAGCAGGACTTTTACCGTTTTCTGCAACGTAGTTACCAGTTTGTTGTGGAATAAAATATGGATCTCCAACAATTTCCATTTCTGCTGTAACCATATCAATAGTCATATTTGTAATTCTATCATGGAACATTTCTGCAATTTGCTTGCGAATATCAGAGCCGCCGCCTCCAGAAGGATTAGCAACACCGTTATTAAATTCCATTCCATTAGCAGCATCGTCTGCTGTTTCTAAATCTCCTGGCACTGAAGCAACAGCACCTCCATCTTTTTGATTGGCAGATGCATTATTTGCGCCTGCATTTGGATCTCGTAGGCCGCCAGCGTTCATTCCAAGGTCTGCATTTGCTGTCATTAAAAATGCATTATTAAAATTAATATCAAAGTTTAACACATCTTCATTTTTACCACTATAGATATAGTTGTATTCTTTTTGAGCAAGTTCTCTAAGACCTTTAGTATTCTTTGGACGTTTGTTTCCTGCTGCTGTTACTGCTTCGTCAACTTCGTAAGGAATAACACTATACACATAAATTTTAGGCTTACGTCCTAACTGTGCTTCTGTCAACGGACTTTCATCAATAAACACTTGAGTATCGATTCTAAACCATTTGTTCATTCCGTTAGTTGCACCTTCAGTTGCTTTTTCAGCAGCATAGGTAGTTTGTAATATTGTTTTTTCAATAATACTAGTAATTTGTTCACCTTGACTATATTGAAAGTCTCTTGCTTTGTCTGTTGGTTGTGCTGCTACATTTTGTGTTTCTATTAATCCTGTGTCAGGATTAGTTGCTGATGTAGGATTCATTTCTTGTGCGTTGCCTGCAGCATTTGTATCTTCATTTAGAGGACTTAATCCAATAGCATTCATTAATGCAGTATTTTCAGCAAATGATTTTAACACTGAATATGTTTTGTTTGGCTGTGACACTGTAACAATTGTAGGATTGTATGCTGCACGTAATTGAGGATTGGTTACTCCTGAGCCGACACGCTGAGCTTCTTGTTCCTCAGGTGATGTTGTAAATGCAGAGAGCACAACCGATCCTGTTTTAAGTACATCTCTTAGTGTTCCTCTTGTTTTTGGAAAACAAATAACATATCTATCAAAGGGAGCAATTGCACCCGATTCTTCTAAGTCTTCAATTTGTCTGTTTATTGCACCTGTTAAAGAATTATCATTAGTTTCAAGCACTTCGTGGCAAAATGTGCCTGACGTTCTAATTTGCGCTCCAATATTATTAATATTATCCGATAGCCCAGACTCACTCATAGGAACTGCTTTTACATTATATGTACTACCTTGTCCAGTTATGTTAAATTCCATATTAATAAATTTAATAGGTATAAAACAAGGTTGATTGTAAAAATTAGCATCTGTAGTTCCGTCTAAATTCCAACCTTTAAAGTCAATTTTTAAACAAAACGGTGCTTCGTTATATGCACTATATCCTGCGTCATTAGCCGATCCAATAATTGCTTGTATAAAATTACCCATACTATACGGTTCCGTAACCGTAAATGATAATGCTGTACCTGCTGTTACTCTAGTATTTTTATTTGGCGAAATTACTGCATCTAATTCAATATCATCAATATAATATTCTGCATGGTCACTTGATCCGCCGCCTGTTTCATCAAATACTTGATAGCGTTCTTCTAATCTGCCGCCGGAACTTTTTACTATGTAATTTTTAAATCCGCCACCGTCTCTATAGCTTGCTGGATTATTAAATTCTGATGCACTAAGTACTCCAAGTGTAACTTCATAACTCATACCATTATGGTTTCTTAAAGGATTTGGTATTTTACTTGCTGCTGTATCGTCACCTTTGTAAGATGGAGCAAATGCACCATCAACTAAGTTGTCTGTGATAACAGTTTTATCTTTTAGTTCACGATATTGATCTAATGCAAAACCATATTCCTCACCAGTAAGTGTCATTAAATCAGCTGCACCGCGTTCTATTATTTTTAATGGGTTACTAGCTAGACCAACTAGTTCATCAGCATTTGCAATTAAGCCGCCTAATTTAGTTGATATGCCGCCAATTAAATCATTGCCAAATCCACCTAATATATTATTACCTATTGAACCTAAGTTTAAATTGCCACCTAGACTTGAAAATGACCCAAGTGATGCACTTTTAATATCAGCGCCTGCTAATGCACTTTTCATTAAACTAGAATTAACGCCAGGTATATTAGAACTGATGCTATTGCTAACAGAACTTACTACTGCTGACGTTAAACTACTTTTTAATGATGCACCTAAATTAAATGCCATATTAGAATCCTAAAGTATTTTTTAATGCTGACGGATCTGGTAGATATATTTTTGTACCTGCAACAAAATCAAATACTGGATCTTTTAATATATCTAGGTTTCGTTGAGCAAATACCCACCATAGCTCTTTTCTGCCATATACAATGTGTGCAAGTAAGTCTGGACGATATGTATATTCAGATGTAATTTCAAATAATATATCTTCTTTGTTAATTGGCACAGGACGTGGTGATAAAATATCTAAATAACCAGTTCGGTTAATAGGCGTTCTTCCATATGGACTTAAACTTGGACTACTCATTATACAAAGCCCTCATCACCACCAACATGGCCACCGCCTGCAAATTCATTTAAACTAAATCCTGATTGCGAACGTCTTGCATATTGTGGTTGCAACGTAACTGTTATTGAACTTTGTGTAGGAACATAGTTTACTCTTCCTGCACATGTTGTTTGTATGTAATCTACATCTGTTGGCAAATCTGTTGTAAAGTTTGTTATTACAACCGGAATATTATTTAATACATGCTTACCATAACCGTTTAATCTGCAAACAACTGGCGGATTGCCTAATGGATTACTGTTTCCGTAAAACATTTTAGTTGCACTTCTTAAAAAGTGCAAACACGCAATCCAATATAGCGCATCGTTTTGATTTTCTTGATAAAATTCTCCAGTAAGTGTAATTGCATCTACTTGACTGCTTTCATAAGCATTGTAAGGATAGTTTGTATGTGTAGGCTGCACTTGAGAATAGTTTGCACTATGGCTTAACAACACTGTTGGGTTAAACGGAAATATCATTCTGTTTCCTGTGTTAAATGCACTATTTCCATTTGTTTCTGATCTTAGTGGAGCAAGTATTTCGCCCTCGTCTAGTATAACAGACGGTACACTAATACTAACACGCCAATCATCAGGATCAGATATGGTATTATCAGCTGATATAATAGCACGAGATATTGTTCTGTTTCTATTTGATGCACCGAATCCGCCAGTTTCATTGATAAAGTTAGCTGCTAATTTGCCAAGTGGGCCTAAACTACCAAGTTTTTGGTTGATAGTATCACCGATTGCACCCTTAACTGCTTCCTTTGCATCACTTACTATGCTACTGACAAAGTTACTTGCATTAAAGTTAATTTTAAACGCCATAATTTATTTTCACTCCTACACTACTATTTAGTTGACAAAATTAACATAGTATATTATAATATAAGTTAACTATAGGAGAAACCGATGCGCCCCAAGAATTATCTGAACAATAAAGATATATTAAAAGAGATACATAAATCTAAAAATAGATTTAACAGCTATACAGCAGAAGAATATGGTCAGTATGACATTATTTTGCAAAGTGTAGACAAAATTAACCGATTGTCAGTTGCAGAAGCAAAACGCAACAAAGCAAAAAAGATGTCGGCTGACGAATATGCACGTAGAAAAGGCTTAGGTGAAAAAGTTAAACAAGCTGAATGTGAAACACTTGCATCTGAAATTACAAAAGAAGAATTAATCTTCCGTGTAATGACATTTGATCACATTCCAGAAGAGCCCGGACGTAAAAAGAACCCAAAGACAGTTGCAGATACAAGAGTCAAACTTCCTTTTCCGCCATTCAAACATTACAAGTACAATGACGAAGGCGAAATTATACTAGTAGGCAAAAGCCACTGGGTAGGCGGTATGGAAAACGGCAACTTTAGTCATAAACACGGCAAAGCAACAGATAAACTTGCTATGATGTGGTTAAAACTTGTTGATCGTTATGCAACAAGAGGCAATGTACGTGGCTACACATACAATGACGAGATGAAAGGACAAGCAATACTACAACTGGCGCAGATTGGGTTGCAGTTTGATGAGTCTAAGTCAGATAATCCGTTTGCATACTACACTGCCGCAGTTACTAACAGTTTTGTTCGTGTAATTAATATAGAGAAGCGTAATCAAAACATTAGAGACGACATTTTAGAAATGAATGACTTAAACCCGAGTTATACAAGACAAAATCAAGGCGAATGGGAAGCAAGTGTTCAACGAAATGCAAATGCAGCTCAAACAGTTTACACAAAACCCAAAAAATAGGTTGACAGGTGTTAATAATTAATATATACTATAACATGTATATATGGAGGATACTCTTTGTTTAAGAAAGCTGCGGTGTTTACAGACATCCATTTTGGTTTAAAGGGCAATAGTCGTGTACATAACGATGATTGCGAAGAATTTATTGATTGGTACATAGAACAAGCACAAGCTGCCGGTTGTGAAACTGGTATCTTCTGCGGAGACTGGCATCATAACAGAAATAGTCTTAATCTTACAACCATGGATGCTACAATTAGGAGCATGGAAAAGTTAGGCAAAGCATTTGAGAAGTTTTACTTCTTTGATGGCAACCACGACTTGTATTATAAAGACAAACGTGACGTTAACAGTACTGCTTTTGCAAAACACATTCCAGGTATTACATTCGTAGACGAGATCTTTATAGAAGATGATGTTGCTCTAGTCCCGTGGCTAGTGGGCGACGAATGGAAGAAGATGAAAGACATCGAAACAAAGTATTTGTTTGGTCACTTTGAACTTCCTAGCTTCTATATGAACGCATTAGTTAGAATGCCCGACCATGGTGACCTAAAGCCTGAACACTTTAAGCATCAAGAGTACGTATTCAGTGGACACTTCCACAAACGGCAGAAGCAAGGTGCTATTCATTACATTGGTAATGCATTTCCGCACAACTATGCTGACGTAGGTGATGACGAACGCGGTATGATGATACTTGACAAGGAAAATAACAAAGAGCCAGAGTTTATTGACTGGCCTAATTGTCCTAAGTATCGCACTGTAACACTTAGTAACTTGATCGACAATGCAGAAACATTAATTAAAAGTAAAATGTACCTTAGAGTAACATTAGACTTACCGATTAGTTACGAAGAAGCAAGTTTTATTAAGGAAACCTTTATTGGACAATACAATTGTCGTGAAATTACTTTGATACCGCAAAAACAACTAGAAGAAATTACTACTGAATTAGATATTTCTGTTTTTGAAAGTGTAGATCAAATTGTAAGTAATGAAATAGCAGAGCTAGACACTAATAACTATGATAAGAGCTTATTACTGCAAATATATAACGGATTAGAACACTAATATGATTAAGATTAAAGATATGACCGTAAAAAACTTCATGAGTGTGGGTAACCAAACTCAAGCAGTAGATTTTGAAGGTGAACAACTAACACTTGTGCTAGGTGAAAACTTAGATCAAGGAGGAGACGATAGTGGTTCACGTAACGGTACTGGTAAGACCACTATCATTAATGCACTAAGTTATGCATTATATGGTACTGCACTTACAAATATCAAACGCAACAATCTAATTAACAAAACTAACAGCAAAGGCATGTTAGTTACATTACAATTTGAAAAAGACGGTAATCAATACCGCATTGAGCGTGGTAGATCTCCTACATTCTTTAGATTTTATATTAACAATCAAGAAAAACTAGTAGACGAGTCGCAGGGTGACAGTAGACAAACACAAGACGATGTAAACACGTTGTTAGGTATGAGTCATGATATGTTTAAGCACATTGTTGCACTAAACACCTATACCGAACCGTTTTTAAGTATGCGTGTTAATGACCAACGTGCTATTATTGAGCAGTTGTTAGGTATTACCATACTAAGTGAGAAGGCAACAGCACTTAAAGAGACAACTCGTCAGACTAAAGATGCTATTACCGAAGAAACACTAAAGATTGAAGCAATACAAACTGCCAATTCAAAGATTGAAGCAAGCATTTCGTCACTTGAAGGTAGACAGAAAGCATGGTTATCTAAACGCAATACTGATACAATAAAGTTACGTGAAGCAATTGATGAATTAGAACATTTAGATATCGAAAGTGAACTTGAGTCACATGAAAAGTTGTCTAACTGGACTGAACACAACAATGCCATACTAGCACTTAGAAAAGAACTAGGTACACTCGAACCTGCACTACAACGTGCTGACAAGTCTGTTGCAAAAGCAACTAAAGACATTGTAGATTTAGATGATGCAACGTGTTATACTTGCGGACAAGAACTACATGCAGACAAAAAAGCAGAGATTGCAGAGCGTAAAACTAAAGAACTTGATGATGCTGTAGCGTATCAATCCGAGATTGATGTTAAAGTAAAAGACGTTATGGCGGCACTGGATCAAATTGGTGACATCAACGGCAAGCCTACTACATTTTATGACGCAGCTAAAGAAGCATACGAACATAGAAACAATGTAGAAAATTTAAAACAAGCATTAGACACTAGAGCAGATGAAGAAGATCCATACACTGCACAAATTAATGATTTAAATGAAACTGCTATCCAAAAAATTA